CCTGAGACAGACCGAGTTGGCTGACCGGGATCAGGCCATCGCGGGTGCGGACGTTGGCCGCATCCGAGGGATCGACAACATCCCAGTAGACGGTCGAGCCTTTTTGCGCGCCGTCATTGCGGACGCACTGCTTCAGGAGTGACGGTTCGCGGTCGTAATCGAACTTGAACTCGTCGTTGTACTGCGTCCGGAATTGGGACGTGATTTGGTTGACAGCCATGGCTGTTCATTTCCTTGTATGAGGATTGAAAACAGGAATGGCGATTCCGTCCGGAAAGCGGGTTGTCCCTCGCAGGCGCCGCTAATCGGTCTTGATATGCTTCACGGCGCCGCTAAGCGGGTTGTCCGTGCGCTGGTAGGTCTGCCCTGATCGCCGGGGGAGACTGCCGAGCTACTGGGCTTGCGCCCGTTCATCATGCCGTTCGATGGCGGCATAGATTTCAGAAAGGCGCTTCTGCGTATCCGCTGCGGCGTACTGAGCCGGATTGGAATGACGCATCGCCATGATGTTGGCCCGCTCCTGCTGGAGCGACTTGTAGGCGTCGGCGCCATTGCGGCCCGCTTCGAGGAAAACAGGGTCTTCCATCGTCATGCGGCCGATCTTCGCCATTGCCTGAATGAACTGCACATTGTCGCCAAGGCGCGAGCCGTCAGCGAACTGCATGTCCTTGACCTCGGAGAACTCCTTGCCGAAGAAATGCCCAATGGCCTGGTCGGCAAACATCAGGTTGCGCTTGCGCTCCGGTCCCGGCCACAGCTTGGCCAGATACTGCTCGGTCCTCTCGCGCTGAATGGTCGCCGTCGCCTCCATCTGGGCTTCAGCTTCCTCGCGTTCAGCGTAATAGAGCGAGTGCGCGTAGTTCACCACGGCAGGGTCAGCCATGACCCCGCCAGCCTTGTGGAGCGCAGCGGTAATGGCCCCGAGCCGGGATTTGTCGTGATCGGTAAGCTCCATCCCTTCGGGCGGCTTGACCTTGATCTCGTATTTGTCAGGTGTCTCGGGGATGCCGCGAGCCTTGTTCCAGGCAGCGCGGTCCTCGTCGGTCGCGTCCTCGCCGGGGATCTGCAGCAGCTTGCCCGAGGTAAGCTTCGCATTGGCCTCGAAGTAACTTTTGCCGAACGTCGAGAGCGAGTCGAACCGCTCAAGCTGCTTGGCGATCTTCTTGTCTTCACCGGCAATGGCAGCGCGCCAATCCGTGTCGCCCCCAGCAGGGGCGGCGTCCTTGGCCGGCGTGTCCTTGCCAGACGCGACCACGGTATCCTTGGCGGGCTTGCCCTCAGGGGCGGATTTGGCGGGCGCAGGCGCAGCTTCGGCGGCCGGCGCTTCAGCAACAGCGGCTTCTTCAGCCATTCTCTTTCTCCATGATAGAGCGGGCGCTGGAGGGCACGAGATTGACCTCGGCCATCGCCATCAACTGCGTGGCGACCCAGCGCTTACCGCCCATGAAAGCCCAGAACTCGCCTGTTCCGTATTCGCTCTGACCTACCCCGCACATCTTGAGCAGGTAGGTTGCGAACTGGAACTGCTGGGCCTTGCTCGCAGTCCCTTTGAACAGCGCCCGGATCGCCGCCAGTTCGTCCACGTTGGGCGTTGGCGGTTGATCCGGGCGAAGGATGTCAGCCATCAGGCAATCGTGACGCCAAGGGCGCCGGTCGTGGCGAAGCGGAAGATCTTGCCCGTGCCAGAGAGAGCAGCCTGCGCCGCCGCCTGATCCGCATATTCAGGAATGTCAGCGAGCGTGTAGCCTGCGAGAGCCAGGGCCGTCTGGAACTCGGTGAACGTCATCTTCTTCGACACACCAGCGTCAGAGACCCATACCGTATCAGTGCCAGGCACGACACCAGAGCCGGTCAGAGACGTTGCCAGTGCGATGATTGCCGCAGCCAGTTCGGCCATGGTGATCGACTTGGCGACCCCGTTGTCCGAGAACAGCAGGAAGTCCTGCGAGGCGTGCGCGCCAGAGCCCGTCATTGCCGACGAGTTGATCGTGGCGCTGCAGATCAGGTTGAGCAGTTCGACGGTCGTGATCTTCTTCGAACCAGCCGTAGTGGCGGATACGTCCACGATGGGGAACAGGTCCCCGACCGCAGCGCCGGCGCCCGTCAGGGCAGTTCTGTCTGATACTTTGCCCATTAGGCAGCCTCCTCATATTCGATTGATGTTGCGTCTTCCTCAATGGCCTGGTCGCCACTCTCATCCAGCTCGACAAAGCCGGGAGCAAAGCCGCCGATTGTGTCGTTCGCGTTGAGCTTGCCGCGCACCACCCAGTTGATCGGGCCGGTCGCAAAAGTCGTCGCCACGAGGCGGAACTTCATCGCCCCGCCAGAGGCCGGCAGCGGCACAACGTCCACACCATCGGCGCTGTATGTGAGGTAGTTCTGCCAGGTCGAATTGTCTGCGATGTCGGCCTGCAGCGCGACCACGTTGGAGCCCGCCACGATGTCGATCTGCAGCCAGAAGTCCGCATAGGCGGTGAACACGATAGCGGGCGTGTCCTGCGCCGTGATCTGGCCTGATAGCACTGTCGCCATTAGGCGCCCTCCATCGCTTGTTCGAGTTTGTCGATATTCTCAGGCTTGGCGTTGAGGCCCATATCCAGCATCGCCGCCGCTTCTTCCTTGGCCTGGTCCTGCGCCTGCTGTTCGGCCCGGCCTTCGCGGAGTTGTTCCACCAGCTTGGCGTCGCGTATCCACTTGCTCGGGAGTTCCGTCATGCGACCGCGCGTGACCTCATCCCAGTCCACATTGTCGAGGCTGTCAGGCGCGATCTCGGCTTGCATGGTCATGTCCGTGACCAGTTGTGCGGCCTGCTGCGAGCGGAGTTCGCGGTATGCCTGAGACAGCGGCGTCTCGAACTCGAACTCCACATCAGCCCCAAGCAGGATATCCGGCGGCGTCTTGAATGCCTTGCGCGCGTAAGCCCGCTCGAACACGCCAGACATCAGCGCGGAGTTCTCAGCCTCCATCGGCTCGAACACAGGAGCAGCGGACCGGACATATTCCTCGATCCACTTGCCCGCCTCATACGCGGTCATCTGCTTTTCAGGCAGCTTGAACAGATCCTGCCAGAATGCCCGGCCGTGCTGGACCGTCAGCCTGTCCGTCAGATCATTACCGAATGCCGGATTGCCAGGCTCGATGTTCTCGATGACGCGACGGTTGCCCGTGCCCATGGCCTCGGAGTCGTAATAGGTGACGGCGCCGGCACGCAGGTTGATCTCACCCACCACTGCGTCATGTGCGGCAACCTTGGGCGGGTCTACCGTCCATTCCACAGCCTTGAGCAGGGCTTGCTGAGCGACGTTCAGGGTGCGCGCATCAGCAAGCGCAACGCCTGTGCAGGGGGAGCGACCGTAAGGCTCGCCGCTTACCGTCATCCAGCGGCGGATCAGGTACGGGAACAGGTCGAAATGCCCCTCGCCTAGCCCCGCGTCCTTCTCATCCACGCCGCACGCCATGTAGAGCGACATGAACTTCGCCCCCTTCCGGGGCTTTTCGCTCTTGTCGTAAGCGTATTCCTCAACCGGAGCGACGCAGCGCTGGACCGTGACCTCGCGTTCCGGGTTCTTGTCCAGGCTCTCGCGCCATTCCTTGGGCAGGTTGTCCTTGCCGAACAGGCCAGCAGCCTGACGCAGGCGCATCACCATGCGCTCGTGGAGTTCATCAACTACGCCTTCGTGGTTCTCAGCCCATGCGCAGTTCTTCAGGTGGGCGCAGGTGAACAGCAGCCCCGAATTGTCCGAGTTGTAGGTGTGCCGGATGACCGCATTGCCGAAGCAGACATAATCGTTGTCCGATTCCGCCATGGCGCGGGTAAAGCTGGCCTTGGGATCGTAAACGATGTTGCGCATCACCTTCGTGGTCTGCTCAAGCCACGATTGCGCACCCTTGTCCTCCATCAGTTCTTCAGGACGGGCAACGCACTTGAACCAGTCCTTGCCACGCGGGCGAAGCATGGCGCCGAGCGTATTGGCCATGTCCCTGCGCATCCGCTGGGGAACGCTGGTGAATACGCCCTCGTAACGCTCGTCTCCCTTGGCCCTGTCGCCAAAGAAGTCAGCACGCTCGGGGTAGAAGATTTCGGCCTGCGCCTGGAATAGCGAGTTGTACTGGTCGCGCTCGGTGAATAGCTGGTCGCCGCGCTTCTTCCACTTCTCGCCACGCTCGCGCATGCGACCGCGCTTGATCTCGTCGTTACCGCCCGACTCGAAGGCCATTACCGAAGCACCGTTCCGGAATCATAGCCCTCGTCAGAGAGCTGGCCATTGAGGATGGTTGAGGCGACGCCCTTGCGCTTCTTGGCCTCGCGACGGGCCTTGCGCTGCATCTCCACGATATCCGGGTCCGTCTCTTCAGGCATATCGACGGCCTGCTTCAGCTCGTCCTTGGTCGCCTGCATCTGCATGGCTGTGGAGCCGAGCAGCGGACTGGTCGGTTTCTTCTTCTTGCCGAATGACATGGGGTTATCTGGCCTTTCGACCGACTACGTGATCGTATTGGTTGGACACGCGGGGCAATGAACGCTCCCGGTTCGAGCCAGCCACCGCCATTGCCCGGTTGTGCTTGTCGCCCGCGAACCATGCGAGCAGGACCGAATCCAGCTTGTCCGTGGACCTGCCGAGTTCGGCCATCATCTCGTCTTTGGGCCTGATCTTGATGCCCTGCCGCGTCACATCGAACGTGGCCGCGAGCATTTCCATCTCAAGCTCATCATCGATAGGCAGCTCTACGCTATCGCCAGTCTCGGGGTTCAGCGCTTCGCGAAACTGCCAGAACAGCTGGTCGCGGATCAGCACAACCTCCAGCTTCTTGTCCCGCGTCTTGGCTACGGACCCCTGCGAGTTCACCCCCCCGATAACCGGGAGCTTCAGCGCTTTCAGGTGGCTGAATGCGTCACCGCCCCAGCCTCCCGTCATATCGAGAGCGATAGTCGCATCACCCTTGGCCATTGAGACAACCTGGCCAGCAACCGCTGCACCATCAGGCGTCAACTTGCCGGGAATGGCCCTGATCGGCTCGATCCGAACGCCATAAAGCGGCGCCAGAGAGGTTTGCGCCTGGCCACCTTGGGCGATGTCGACGCCAAGCCCGGTCATTGGGGCTAGCGGCTGATTGCGATTGGCCAGCCAGCGAGCCTGCGCCTTCTTGATCCATTCGGCCGGGAACACGCGGGCCAGATCGTCGCCAGCCGTCTCGAATGCCTCAATGTCCGTTGCGGGGTATTCCCGCTTGAACTTGATGCAGAACTCGTCGTTAGGAAGGCCCAGCGTCAGGGCCATGTCGCGGTTCTTGTCCCATGCCCAATAGGTCTGGTTCCGCTCCAGGCCGTGAAGGAGTTCGTAGTCCTTGAAGTTGGAGGGCGGAACCCAGCCAGCAGGCGGGGTCTTGCGGTATTCATCGTGGACGAACCACGGAATGAACAGCGCCATGAAGTTGCTGTCGCCGCGCTTTGCGGCTTTCCATGCCCGGTGAAACCTGCCGCCAGGCTTGTCCGCCGTGCTTTCGATGATGACCTCAGTGCCATCTGCATCAGGGACAGCTTCCATGATGCCAGTGAACACCTCGTCGGCGCTGGCTTCGGGCCAGAAGTCGAACTCCGATAGGTGCGCCAACTGGATTGTGCTGGATCGGCCAGCAGTCTTGGCACCCGCCGTTGCGATCTTGTAGCCGCTATCGAGGCGGGAGAACTGAAGCTCGTTGGCGTTGGCGACGCCAGTTGCGGGCGTGAAGTCAGGCAGGTTGTTCTCGTGGAACCTGCGGGTCATGCGGAACAGGTTCTGCGTCGCCTGGTCTTCGTGCGTGACGATGTAGGCGAGATAACCCGGTGTCGTGCTGGTCTTCTTGTAATACCGGCCACCAACGTAGGTCGAAATGCCCTGCTGCCTGCCCTTGAGGATCAGCACGCGGACGCGGCCAGTCTCAGCCATCTGCTTCTGAATGGCCTCGTGCGCAACACGCTGCGAGGAGTTCAGCTTTAGAGGCTCTAGCCCCTTTTCCTTTGTGCGGATCTGCAGGCAGGATTCGAAATACAGCTCGTCATCGAAAAGGATGCGGCGGTATTCGTCGTCAGTGAGTTGTTGATTGCTGAGGCCGTCCGCCATTGAGCGCCTCCCGAATACGGTTCAGGCGATCCTCGTGGACGAACACGGTCGACTCTTTCTTGTCGACCCAGTTTCCAGTGAGTTGGGCGAGGCGCTGAATGCTGGCCCCAGCGTTCGTCCTGTCGCCTTCAGTCCTGCACTCGGCATACAGGTCAGCCGCCTGCTCGATGAGCCATGTGAGGTCAATCTCGGCCTTCTGAGAGGCATTCTTGCGCTTTGCTGCGATGTAGGATGCGACCTTATCCGAGCTTATCAGCCTGGAGGCATTTGCGTCGGTCGCAGCATCGGTGTCGGACTTGTATCCTGCAGCCTTGTAGGCGTCGCGCTGGCACATACCACCCAAGATCAGGTCAGCGAACTTGCGCGGCCTTCCGGTAAGAGCCTCAGTATCAGCCACAGTAATGCTTCTCACGATATTGTGATTAGACTTTGCGTTATTGCAGGGATTTCGCGCCTGCATTTCACGTAAAATCGGTTTGACTTACGAATACTTCGCTTACCTTGCGAGTACGGAAGCAGTGCTTCCCCGATATTTGACATTGCAGGATCGAACTAAACCCCAACAGCCCGAGGGTTTCCCCCCGGGCCGGATCGAGCGGAGCGTCAACTCCGAGCGGTCTGATTGATGAGAAAGCACTCACCAATGACCAAGCATTCTAAACACCGTGCGCCCGGATTTCTACTGGCGCGTATTGTTCTCTACTTCGTCGGCGCGGCCTCGGCAGCGTTTGGCGTCGCGGGATGGATCATCCCGGAACTGCCGGCCCCTGGTTGGGCCGCTATCGTGCTGGCTGGCCTTACTGGTTTGTCGGCAGCTGTCGTTCCCGTCTCGTGCGAGATCGTCGGCCGCAGTTTCTGGTCCATCCTTCTGATCCCGGCAGCCCTCGTGTTCGGCGGGATCAATGCCTACTCGTTCCATCACGCGGTGGACGCTCTGATCGAGGAGCCCCGCCGCGAAGCTCACCGCCTCGCGGTCATCGAGCCTCTGGAACAAAAACTGGCCCAAGCTTCTAAAGCGGTTGCGGCTCACTTGCCGCCGGTCTTCCCGGACACGATGGGTCCGAAGAATATCGCAGCCCGCATGGAAGCGTGGAATATGGCCCACCGGCCATTGCTCGATGCGGAGGTGAAAGCCTCCGAGGCGCTGAAGGGAGCGCCCGCCCATATCCCCTTTGCTCCCGATACCCTGGTCTGGGGTGTCGCGGTGGCGATCGATCTCTCTCTGGCCTTCGGGCTGGCCGGGATCGCCCTGACGACCGGATCTATTCAACGCCGGATCGACAGGGACCGCGCCAAGGTGAAGAAGCCCCAGCGCAAGCCGAAAGCCCAAAAGGCCAAGGCCCCGGACTACAGCGGTTTCCCCAAGCTGGTGGCCGCGAACTCCAATTAGCCGGTTCGATCCTGACGTTTGCTGCCGCTCCAGAAATGGGGCGGCAGTTTGCGTTTACGGGATCAGCCATACCGCCGCGAAGGCAAAGGCTGCGATCACGACAATGAATGCGATGCCGGATAGTCTGGACGCGGGCTTGCGCTCGCTCATGCCATCGCCTGTGTTGCGCCAGAAGCGGGCTGGGCGGGTTTGACGGGCTCGCGGAGTGGGCCAAGTGCGAGGCGGTGCTCTACCCAGTCCTGCGTCGGCATCGTCGGAATGACCGGTAGCTCAGGCATTGGATCGAGGGGCACACGAAAGAAGGCGGCGCGCTTGGTGAGGATGTGCAGCTGCTTTTGAAGCCGCTGTGCCGTCTCGCAGGCTTGCGCGCGGTCGTAGGCGACTATCTTGCGGCGGATGAGACGAGCCCAGCGGCGGTAGAAAATCGCCCGGGGCTTTCTGCCTGAGTGGGGGTTGCGCTTGGGCTTGGGAAGGCGACCGATCATTTGCGGCCCTTTGCGGGAAGGCGCGGCTTGGCCTTTGTTTGTGCTTGGGAAACTGGCGCGGCTGGCTTGGCGCTGATGGGCTGCGTGAGCTTCAGCTCGGGCTGGCTGTCGGGCGTGCCGATGGGTGCGGGCTCGGCCTTGCGGTCCTTCTTCATGCCCGAGATGATGCGGCGCATGAGGCCGGGGGGCGCCCTGTTCACAACAATGCGGATCGGCTCGAACGCTATCCCGCCCATGAGCTGGTCAGTCTCGGGGCTGAAGCTGTAGCGGATCAGGGCTTCGTCGTCCGTGATCCAGCACTCCGCATAGGGCCAGTCAGGACGGACAATCAGGGGCTTGATGCTGTGGGGAAACTCGGCCTGGAATGCCTTGACGATGGCTTCCTTGGCCGCTTCCTCTAACCGTTCCTCTGCCTTCTGGCGGCTGTGGACGTGGACCAAGACCTTGGAGCAGTTCTCCCGGATGGCCTCGCGGATATTGGCCGCGAAGACGTCATCGAAGGGATGCTGGCCGAAGAACTCCCGCATGTGCTGGATGAAGCCGCCTGTCACGGCCTAGCCCTTTGCAAAGCGGATCAGGTCAAGAACCGCCTTCACCACATAGATGAAAGCGATCATGCCAACGCAGATGGCGAAGATTTCCATGGCCCCAGCCCTGAAATGTGGATTTTGGTGACGACTTTACCGACGCGATGAAATTTGGCTCTGCCGATCCGGCGCCAATTCATCGGGATGCTGGTGGACGGCCGAACCGTCAGCTTGACCCAACATACCCCTGCCGCCCATTGTGTCGGTAACCGCTGCGGTCGTCAACCAGTTGAGTTGTGGATGGCTTTAGCGGCTAGCCTGAAGCAGCAAGGGAATGCCGATTCCGAGAGCGAACACCGTACCGATGATCAGCGGATACATGATCGCGCGCCGCAAATACCAAGGCATCATCATGCCGCCCTCACCACGTCATCAATCGGCAGTGTGATCGGATTGGCCCGCCCGAACAAGGACAGAAGCACCCGCACATCCATATTCGTGCTGTGTTCAACTTTGCCTTCATGGCCCTTGAACGGGCCGTCCTCTATGCGGACGACTTCGCCAACGTCATAGGCCGGGCGCAGGCGGATATACTTGGCCGCCCCCACCCTGACGGCCTCCAGATCGGCTAGGAGCGTTTCCACCCCGCCGCGCTTGATCTTGCCGTCCTCTTCATAGCTTGCGCGCCACGGGATTTGACGGGGCTTGCCGTTGTAGCTGACGAAGCCATGAACCAGGGCGAAGCGCGTCAGCTCATGCCAGTGGATCGGGGCTGTGCCGGGGAAGCCCACCATGATGAGGCCGCCGCAGACAGGCGAGCGCCAGCGATGGATCTTGCCGCGCCTTGCCCGATGCTTCGGAACGGTCGGGATCGCCGCCGGGATGCCGCACAGGTCCAGCACTTCGATGACGCGCTCCTCCTTTTGCGATTGGACTTTAAGCGCGAACCAGCGGAGGTTTTCCGGTTCGATCAGCGCCCGAGTGGTCAGGCTCTGTTCTCGGATGACCTCCACAGCCTCTTGGCGAACGGCAGGCGATGACCGGCCCTGCCTTGCGCGCTTCTTCTCGCCCTTGGTGTAAGCGTAGGCCATGTCACTTCGCTCCGAATGTCTTGAGGTAAATCCAGCCGCCAATGACAGCGACGAGAACGATGGCGGTGATGATCCCGCCTATGGCTAGATCGGATGGGATGGTGATGTTCATGGGCGCCACGTCATGACGTGGTGGAACAGCATCACCCCAACAACGACGATGGTGCAGCCGACCCCCATCAGGACCACGCCGATCAGAGCTGCCATTACCGCTTCTGACATTGTCATGACCCGCTCCTGAACTTCGTTGCCACGATATCGCTGCACACAGCCCAGTGCGTTGCCGCCTCGTCGCGCCAGAACTCGTCAGAGCAGGCCTCAAGGCATGCCGTCTGGTCGTCTCCGCACGTGTTGGAGACGAAGGTCTCAACGGCTTTTTGCTCGTAGGGGGGGAGAGGTTCGGGAGCGCAGGAGGTGAGGATCAGCGCTGCGAGGATGGGGCGGATCATGCGGGCTCCTTCGCGAGCTTGCGCGCCCACCAGGATGCCGTGCCGTCGATGACGCCGGTTGCTTCGAGCTGTTCAGGCGTTGCTGGCTTGGGAGGTTCTGGAGGGAGAAGCGGGGCGAGTGCAGCTGACTCATCAGCGTGCGGTTTCGATGCGCCTATGGTGAAGGGCTGCGTGGGGAAGTAGTCGGAGGGTTCCGGCAACGGTCCTTCTGCAATTGTCGGCTCGGTCGCCTCGCCCTCTCCCGCAGCGGGTTCGGAGATGATACGATAGGCGTCAACCATGAACCAGTCGCGGTCCTCGGCGCGCCCCGTCCTTGTGTGGGGCGCATAGCCCTCTGCGGTATAGAACACCTCCACCTGCGCTTCATCGTGAACAGGGCACTCGTCGCTGCGGTCGTGCGTCACAGCCCCTTCCCGCTTCATGAACTCCCCAAGCGCGTCAGGGATTCCAGGCTCAGCCTCTACGGGAGCGGGGGTGAGGGCGGCGATGGCTTGCTCGTATCCGTCCAACCGTCCGCTTGTGTAGGCGCGGACTTCGCGGAGGCCGGGCTCTTCCAGATCGGCGGCGGACTCCAGCGCAGAGATAGCAGAGAACAACTCGTTCATCTCGGTGCGGATCACGGCAAGCCGCGCATTCAACCCATCCGCTTCGTCGCCAAGTTTCTGGTAGCGTCCCTTCAGTTCTTCCAGCAGTCCCATCTTCCATGTCCCTATGATGTTGAAACTTACGCGGCTTGCTTGCGGCGGTTCTTTCTCGTCGCGCCTTCGTTGTGCCAGTCGATTGGTTTGGTGTGCGCAGGCGAGGCTGGCGTCGGGTCTTTGAACGTCATCAGGTACTCGCTGCATTTGATGCAGTGCTGCCCGTTTTTCGTCGGCTCGTTCGTGCAGCGCAGGCCGGTCTTGCCCCATATGTGAATGCACGTGTCGAACACAGGAACCTTGCCGCCGTAGATGTGGCGCGTGTGGAAGTTGTGAGAGCCTGACGACATCACGCGGCCTCCGCGTTATGGGGCCAGTTCAGCAGAGCCGTGCGGGTTGCTTCCGGCAGGCAATAGCCCCTGCCCCACGCCGTCTCGATGGACAGACCGAAGCGACGAAGCTTGACCCGCATCGTTGACATGCGGACCTTGACCACGTTCGGGTCTACATCGAGGCCCTTGGCGTGCGGCGCCTGTCGCGTCGCCTCATACAGGACTTCGTGCGAGACGATCCGCTCATGAGCCAGAAGGGCTTCGAGGATTGCGCGCTCATGGCTGGTAAGGCCAAGCTCGTCAGGAACGGCCACGGGGCTGTCGAATAGCTGATGCCGCAGGTTAGCGACTTCAGCTTCGAGCAGTTCATTGCGAGCTGCCAGGATGGGGCACGTGTTGCACATCACGCGGCCCTCCGCCTTTGCCAGCCCACGGCCGGTCCGTTAGCAGCCAAGTCGGCAGCCAAATCCGCTCGCCCTTGCTTGTGCAGAAATTTGGCAAATGGCGCCGGATAGATGCCGACTGCACTCGCCGCGTCTGCGAGGCACTGTCCATTGCGGGCGCATTCTTGAGCGATACGAAGTCGCCGCTTCACCTCTGTCTCGGGAACCGGACCCCATGGACGCTGACAGCGATCACCCAGAAGGTTCAACCTGCCGAGCTTGCCTAGAACCTGACTGCGTGTGCGGCCCAACGTCTTAGCGATGTGACCGCTCGACTTTCCAGCTCGCCATAATTTCGCGGCCTTGGACGCATCAGCTTCATCCCAGCGCGGAAATGTTCTGTTGCTAGCGTTCTTTGAAGTGTCGCGCGTCATGCTGCGGCCCTCCGCTCAGTTACGGCGCGCTGCTTGAACGGCTTGGTGTTGCCCTTGCTGTCCACAATACGAAGCTCGATCTCGGGATAGCAGGCCATGAACACCCGCATCCGAAGCGAGGCCTCAGCCGTCACGAGCCCCTTCACGTCCTCAGCGATCTTCCGGCCGCCCTCGAAGAAAGCGAAGTCCGGCTTGTAGGTGCCGATGGTCACGCCGTTGATGCGCAGCGGGTAGACCGGATGAACGCCAAGCGACTTGATCGCTTTCGCCCGTTCCAGGAGCTTCAATTGCGCGTAGCGGTTGCCTTCCGACTTGCTGTCGAAGGTCATGCCGTCGATCTGGACTTTCTGAGCGCCGAACTTGCTCATGCCGGAATCCTCCGCGCATAGCCTTTGAGCCGGTTCTGCCGCCCGCGCTCTGAAGCGACAGGATCGGGGCGCATCCCAAACTTCTTGCACGCATACCAAACCGTTGCGTGGTCACGATCCCCGAAGTTCCTGCCGATCATCGGGAGCGAGTAGCCCCGCGTCTTCAGCCTGCGGTAGGCAAGCGCCATGGCGATCTGGCGGGGCTTCGCAAACTCCCGGCGCCTGCTTGGGCCGACCAAATCCGCGACCGTGATGCGGTAGCGCTTTGCTATGCGCGCCTTGATCTGCGCGCAGGATACGAAAGGTTTGGTCTTGAGCGTCACTTCCTGCGGCGGCTCAAACTCAACCGCAGTCCATTCGATTGTTCCCAGCCCTAGCAATGCCGTTACTCCCTTTCGAGTTGCGTGATTTGCGCCATGATGCGGACACGCAGCTTTGCGTTGTGGTCCGCAAGTTCTGGATGGCGCGATGTGATGCGGTCCAGCGCCGCAAGTTGTGAGCGGAGTTCTGCGACCTCGGGCGATGCTGTGTCGCGTTCGGCGCGAGCCTCGCGCGCAAACTCAGCGTCGGCATGGCGATGACTAGCCATCGTCTGACTCCGTTGAACGGTACGCTACTGAGTGGCTTGGCCCCGGCCCCGCCGTTAATCTGTGGGTATACTGATACAGGTTGCGCGCGTCGGCAAGCGATTTGCGTTACAAGACGTTTGCACAGCGCGTATTACATTGCAACACGAAACGGAGCCCGCGTGGCAAACAAGACCAAAGCCCTGAATTTGCGGATTGAGCCCGAGACGCTGGCGGCGCTCAAAGCCATGGCCAAACGCGAGGATCGGACGGTTTCGTTCGTGGTTGTCCGCATTCTTGCAGCGGCAACGAAACGCAAAAAGGCGAAGTCGAAAAAAACTCGCGCTTGACGGATTTACGAAACGGGGCCTAGAAAAGGCTGTGGCCGGTCCTTGGTGAAGGTCCCGGCCACAAATTCAGACGGTTGCAACGTCTGGGATGTCGATGCGGCTATTCATAGCCAATTCCCCAAAAGTTGCAACCCCTGAAAATGAGAACTTGTGCCCGCTCGACCGGCTCATTCAGCGCACCTGAATGTCCGCCTCCGCCCGCCCTCCGCCCTGTGAGGACATGTGACGGAACGAGCAGAGACTGGCGGGCTCACGAACTCTCAGGATCGTTCACCCCCGGTTTGCGGCTCTCCCGTTCCCAAAGAGCCGAATTGCTTGCGTCCAGCTACATGGGCGAACAAAACCCCGCTCTGTCGCCCCCTGACAACGGGAACCTGTACGGTGGATTATACCCGGCATTCCGGGTCGCGGTCGGGAACGGATTAGACTGTCGCCGGGATGACGACCTGGACCAGCTAGTTCGTGGAAGCGCCGAAAAAAGCTTCCGGTGGGCGAACGGGGACAACGTTCGCATGGGTCGGGAAACCGGCTCGAATCACTGAGTACACGGCGCATGACCTGCGCTCCGCTTAGTCAGCGGCTCACGGATCTGGCATCAGCCCAGACCGGGAGGTGGAAAAGGGGGAAACTGCGCCTGATGCTCAACGCATCCAAAAGCTGCTCTCAGCACCCAGATTTGCCGATTGGTCCCAAACGCTCTATATTCCCCAAAGGCAAGGGAGGCGCGTGCAGTCCAAGGAGCATTCAATGGGAGCGGTAATTTACCAGATCAGGCCGGGCAAAGCCGTCCGCAGGCCGCAGCCAAAGAAATGGTCGCCTGAGCTATTGAAGCACCTGCATCCCACGTTCGATGCGGAAGACCCCTGCCCAGACCAGCTCTCCCTCTTCAGGGCTCAACGTGAGGCTGGACAGAAGGCGCTGGCGAAGCTTGGATAGGCCGCTGGCGCGCGATCCGGTAGACATGCAGGAAGCGCTTCGTAGGCACCAGGACAGGCCCGCCTTCGCTGAATTTGCCCTGCAGGACGCCCCACGTCACCAGCTCGCCAGTTTTGCCCCGAGGGGGTATCGCGGCAACGCGCATGAAGCCCTGCTCAAAGACTAGCCCCATGTCCAGCATGTGCCAAGTTGTGAGGCGAGAAGCTATCTCAGCGGCCAGTTCAACGGGCGGACTCACGATTTCCCTCCCGCCAGTTCTTCGGTGAGCGGGAAATGCTCGACGGGCGGGGTCCATGAAGCGCGTTCGGCTTCGGAAAGGACGCGGAGAACGTCTGCGGCCTTGCCTGAGTCAGTGGCGCGCTCGATGCCGGTGCGGGCGATGAAGGGGGCCATGCGCCGGCCGCGTTCGTCCCTCGGGTTCAAGAGATCGCTCGTTCTGGGGCGTATCGTGAGAAGGTTCTTGCCGGTCTTGCGGGCAATTTCGTCGGGCGTAGCGGGGGCTTCGCGCAGGGTGGCCAGGATGAGCTGGAAGGTGGGCCCAGCGTACTTAGACGCGGCCTTTGCAGCGCGGGCTGAACAGCCGGGGGCTTTGAAATTTACCGGCGTTTTTGTGCGCGCCAGGAGTTCGAGCAGATCGGCTTGCCCGCTCATTGTCCGCTCTCCGCACGGTTGATTGCGCGGGCAGTGTGCTTGCGGAAAGCGACCAGCGCGGCTTCGGCGGGGGTCATCTCCACGTTTGCGGGCGTGCGCTCATCCGCGAGTTCGTTGAGCAAGTAGTCTACCGCCTTCAGCGCTTCGAGGAGATCAGGGGCGGCGGCTATGAGGCGGGCGTCGGGGTGGCTCAGCGTCTGGAACCATGACTTGTGATGCTCGCGGCCTTCGACCACTTCCGCGTATGTGCTAGCCTCAGTGAGCAGCGTGGCTTTGGAATCGAGGAACCTCGGTTGCGCTCCGCTCATGCCCCAGCGCACGAAGTCCATGACGGTGTGGTCATAGGCTCCAAAGCCAGCCTTGGGATCGCCGCCGCAGAGCTGGATTTGGCGGGCCGTGAGATTGATCTCCCAGCGCCACGGCCCCGGCGTATGCGCCGCTGCCTTTGCCTTGTCGCAATCGGGGGCTACATTATCAGGGCTGGCGTTCGACATCGGAACCTCACTTCCGTAGTTGTGCTGGCGTAGTCTGCGGCTCGGCGTTCACAGCGCCGGGCCGTTTGGGTTAGACGGGTGGTTTGGCTTCGAGTTCAGCTTTACGAACGAGCGCAAGGAGCGCGCTGGCGGCATCCTCAAGCGCTCGTGTCGGGCGTTGATTGCATGGCCCGCAATGCTGGCCGATGTGGTCAGCACCCTTGCGGCGCTGAAGCTCAAGAGTGGACGACACTGAACGGGCGCTCAAATGGTAGAAGAATGCTCGTCCTGCGCGCAGCGCGTCACGGAACTGCGCAGCGCCGACGCAGTGACGCATCGCGTAGCCCTCATCCATCAGCTTGCGCGGCGACGTCAGGGCTTTGAACTGAACGCCTCCGATTGCTCCCGACAGCGGGCGATGATCGTAAGCAACATCAATCTCCAGAACCTTGGCGCGTTGGCGATCCTTCTCGCTCTCAAGCGCCATGCGCGCTTCTGCTTCGGCGGCATACTCATGCCGCATGCGCTCAACCCACAGACCATGCTCGCGCTCAAACCGCGACATCGACCAAGACAGATTACAGTCTTGCGCCTCCATCAGGTCCATGGCGGCGGCAATGTCAGCCCATGGGTGCAGCGCGGCGGCACTCACTGCCCACTTGGCGAAAGCTTCGCTCTGCCCCTCGTAGCGGACCCGCAATCTCGGCTTGCGCCGCCAGATAGCGTCGAGAGCGCGGCGCCAGGAACCGTGTTGTTCCACCGGAACTGTCGCAAGAAGCTGAGCAAGAGAGCTGTCGCCAACCTGAGCGAAGGCTTCCAGCCATGCCGTCGAGCGCGCCCAATCGGACACTTGCGCAGGCGTCTGCTTGCGCATCGGCGTTGGAATGCCGACAATGCGCAGTGCGTCGTTCAACCTACCTCGCTGACAGGCGTGATCGAACAGAGCTTGAAAATACCGGGCGTCGCGCAGCGCACAAACTAGGATCGGCGCAGCCTCAATCCAGTCGCCCACGAGTGGATGGATACGGGAAGCCGCAACCGCCGCCTCTTCGATCTTCCGGCGCCCAAAGGGCGGACAGCGGAACGAGGTCAGAACGAACGCTTCGGGAGAGTTCCACGCAAGCTCAGCCATTCACCTTCCCTCCTTCGGTTCGGAGAGAGGGGGCGCGTCAGCCCGAACGGGTGGGGTCGGGGGGGACAGGGTCCGCCCGGACTGACGCTTCAGGGCCGAAGCCCCGATCTGGGAAACTTGCGCAGAGCGAACCGGAGGACGATTTACAGCCGCCCTCCGGCCAGTCGCTTCTGCTATGAGCGGGGTCCGCGAACCGTCAGCAGTCCCTTGCTTCAGCCTTCCGCACTGACGGATGCGGGCAGCGGGATAAGCCTCTTCGCAAGGCTGGACCCCTAGGTGGGTTTCGTGTGCGCCGAAGCGCGAATGGGTGTTGGCGCTCAGTTCGCCAGATGACTGACAGGCTATGAAGGGAGGCGCAGGCTGGTTGGTCGGGCTGGGGCTTGCGTAGGGCCTCTGTCCTACGCTAGGAACAAACTGAGAACGAATTAAGGCGTCATTGCTGCCTACTAATTCGGCGCCTACTAATGATGCGCAAGCTATGTTGTTGAATTTGGCGCCGAAATTCTCGCGTGAGTGAATGATTTGGACCCTAGACAACTTGTCGCAGTTGGGGGTTCCATTAGGGGTATAACCATAAACGGACAGGGGGAATTGATGGCGGAGTTTGTTGGTCCGGACGGGGGCTATTTCATCGACGGTGACGACCTGGATCACGTCAGAACGGTCATGCGATGGACCGACGCGGACGGGGTGGCGCACTGCAAGGAGTTCATCGCTCCCTACGCCACGTTCAGGAAATGGCACGCCAGAGCGGCTAAGATCATTGATGAGGTGGAGCGCAGGCGCGCAGAGGCGTTTATCCTGACGCTGCCGAGGGCGAGGAAGCGGGCGCGGGGCTGACATCACGCGGCCTCCCGATTGGGAGACATATTGACGCCGATGGCGCGCAGCCCTTCCCAGTCCTTTTGGGCATGCGCCAACTTCCACGCCCGGAACCACTTCAGCAGCGCTTCGGCTTTTATGGCGCCTTCGGTGACGCGCTCGATCCGATAAGCCAGCTTCGGCCGCATGTGGCTGGGGTCGCGAAGCGCATAGAGAACGTGCTGGCGGCTCTGATCCAGCCGCTCGGCAAATTCGCCCATGGAAACATTGTTTTCCGACAGCCACGCCTCAACTTCGGCCTTGCTTGCCTGTGGGCCGCTGTAGTGCGTCAGGATCGCGGGCTGGCGTTCCTCGTCCAACGCGGCTTTGATGGCGTCGATCAGCGCTCGGGTCGGATAGAACCATTCGCTGCGCTTGCGAGCGTCGATAAAGCGCTCATGCCAATAGGCCTCTGCGTCGGGACGGCAGTTTGAGATCGCCCCCAGCAGGACCAGCTCATTGCTGTTCCCGATCTGCAGCGCCGCCCGCCGTTTTTCGGGCTCTGCCTCGGTCCAGCCAATCTTGATCGGACCGTTCGCGGCTTCCTGAACGAAGTAAACGCTGCCCAGCATCAGGCGACCCTCGCCAGTCCAAGCAGCACCAGCGCCGGAACCTGCCCACCCGTTGCCTTTTCAATGGCTTGTGCCATCTCGATGGACGGTCGGCGCTTGTGGTTTGCGATGTCGTGCAAGTAGCCTTTCGAGGTGCCGAGCTTGTCGGCTAGGACCGACAGCGTTCCCCGAGGCGATGATTTGAGGTATGCGTGTAGCGTCATGGGTGAAGTAACGCACATTGCGAACTGGTCTGCAAGTGCAAAGTTACGCAATCTGCGTCACGCCCGTATGTTCGCCGTATGCGAAAAAGAGCGCCATGATCAAAAAGCGCTCCTTCTACCTTCGTGAATGGCGCAAGCACCGGGGGCTCACCCAGGATCAGCTTGCCGGGCGTCTCGACACGTCCAAGGGATACATTTCCGACTTGGAGCGTGGAGTTCGCCGTTATAACCAGGATATACTAGAAGCCCTTGCAGATGCGCTGAATTGCGAGCCTGCAGACTTGCTGATCCGCGACCCCAGCGACCCGACCGGTATATGGTCGATCTGGGATAGAGCAGCGCCCGGCGACAAGCCGACGATCACCGCCGTTGTTAAGGCGATGGTCGAGAAAAAGACCGGCACAAATAACTAATAACGCAATCCGCGAACTTTTTTCGCGCTGACCCATTGCCACGTTGTTCGCAATGTGCGTTACTCCTCCCCATCGAACACCGATGGAGACGGACATGCAGACCCTCACGAACAACCCAGCGCTCAAAGGCCAGCCTGCCGCCAAGAAAGCTTTCTTTGGGGAGCGGGGCCGCTACGCGGTCTGGCCGATCCACACTCGCTTTGATGCGGTTGAGTGGTTCGTGGCTGATGCCGAACATCCGCTCTCGACCATGAGCCGCGCGGAAGTGATCCGCCAAGCCGACACCTACGAGCAAGCGGTGGAGGGCCTGTCGTGATGGCCACCAAGCTTTGCCCATTCTGCGGCGCCTACTCGCCCAGCAAGTGCGAAATCGAGCAGGAAGACAACGGCATTGGATGCCCTTGGCTCGACCTTCTCGAAGAAGACAACAGCAACCTCAACGCCGCGATTGATGAACACATCGAGCGCCGCCGGATGGGAGACCTGTGATGTCAGCCCTTCTTGGCCAACCGTTTTTCGACCTTCTCGCGGACACGTTCAAGCAACGTCCGATCCGCGTCGGTCAGCCCGAAGTAAACGGCGTCGATCCGTCCCAAGACGGCTCGGAGTTCGATGAGCAGGGGGCGGAGTTCCCGGTTCATGTCGGCCATCGCTGCAAAGTGCGCGCCAACCACGACGACTTTGACGACATCGAAGACGGGGACTGCTGGCAGTGCGGCGGCGAAGGTTTCGTCGCCATCTGTCAGGACGAGATCGGCTGCGTCGATCCTGAGAGCGGCTGCGATTGGTGCACGCGCAGGTGTGACGTCTGCAAGCCAACCAACACCTGAATTTCAATCAGCCCCTTACGGGCAGGGAGACGGATATGAGCGACGGACTTGGCACCCACAGCCTGAACCTGCCGTGGCGCATTTGCGACGAGATGCCGGGCCGCGTCGTGGACAGCAAGGGCATCCCCGTTGCGTGGGGAAGCACCACCACTTCGATCAAGTCCAAGGCTCCCGGCGAGACGATCTACCGGACCACTGAAACCGCTGGGCCAGTCCGCGCCCGCGTCATCGTCGATGCAGTCAACCGCTTCTATGGAGTTTCGCAGTGACCCTTTCAATCGCAGACGAAATCCGCGCGAACACAGCCGCCATCGTGGCCCAGCTTCGTGGCTTTTCCAAGCAGCCTCCGCACCTTCAGAAGGTGACGGTCATGGCTCCTGTCTTCTCGCTGATCGCGGACAAGATCGAAGAACTGGACGCTGAGGTTCGCGCTCCGAAGCCGTGCGCGAACTGCGGGACGCACTCGAACCTGTTTGAGCCCCGCGACCGTGACGATGGCAAGTTCTCTGCCCGCACGTTCGCAAGGATCGCCTCCTGCCTTGCTGATGAACGCCGCCTCATGGGCGAAGGGCTCGTCACCACCGCTGGACAGAGGGAGTGCCTGTAGATGAACACCGACGCAATCAAGTCTCTCGCGCAGACCTTCGGAGCCAAGCAGCTAGCTGCGATGGAGGCTCTGTCAGAGATCGCCTTCGAGGCAGGCATCGGCATGTCCTGGTCCATGATGGGCGAGACTTTCGAGGGAGCCATGGACGGCTTCTGCGATCAGCTTGGCCTTCGTGTTTCAGATCCAGTGCGCGACCTGTTCGCTGCAGAAGCGCGTCTCGCATTCTACGGCGTGATGACGGATCGGGGCAATATCCGCATGTGGCAAACGGAGTCCACGGTTGCGGTTCAGGAAATCGCGGACGCGGAAAGGGCTGCAGCGTGAGCGACACCCCCGGAGATATGGCGGCGAAGCTGGAAGCGCGGGCCGATGGTCACGGGCGCAAGCTGCCGTCCAAAGGCGAAGTCACAGCCATCGAATACGTGACCTACAGCTATGTGGACGCCGCGCTCGACGCAGCCGCCTCCATGCTCCGTGAATGCGCTGAGCGGGAGAAGGCTTTGCGCGAGGCGCTGGAGCCGTCAGAGCCGGGCGGCTTCGTCGGAGATATCTTCTTCGGCAATCCTGATAACCCAACGCAGGGAACGCACCGCTGGGACGGTTCGCAGTGGGTGAAGCTTCCCAGCGAGCAGGTCGCGTTGATGGAGTTGCTGGTGAGTGCGCGCGAGAGGGTCGAGAAGCTGGAAGAAGCCGCAAAAGATTTGAATGCGGCAATCGACGCCATGTGGAACGAGGGGCCAACATCAGACCCTGAAGTGCATCGCTTGGCGATCACCCGCGCTCAACAGGATTTGCGCATAGCGTTGGAGGGCAAGTGATGGCCGACGCGACAATGACGCTCAATCTTCCTGCCCGCGAGATGGAAGTGCTCACGCAGATCGCTGAAGAGCAGGACCTGACCAAGACCCAACTGATGCGTCAGGCGCTCAAACTTTATCAGCTTGTCCACGTGCGCCTCAAGGCTGGCGAGCGGCTGATCTTCAGCGGCGATGAGCAGCGCACGGCAGAGTTCATCGGCATCGGTCTCGATCCGCCAGTTCACCTTCAACTCAAAACGGAGAGCCCATGAGCGAGCACATCGACACATCGTTCAAGATGATCCACGGCATGGTGATCGAGCAGCTTGCCAAAGCCAGCAAGGCGAGACTCGTGCCAAGAAATCTTCGGCTCTCGCCCGCCGCGCACGACGTCCTCCGCTCTTTTTTCCTCCATGGAAGCTACATCTTCAATGGCGATCAGGGTGAACCGCCGACCTTCATGGGCCTGCCCATCATCACGGAGATGACCAAGGCCGACTATGGCGAATACTCGCAGATTCGCGTCTGCGTTGAAGCGCAGGAGGATACCAGCCACGGGCGCTATAGCTATTTCGATGCGGTCACAGTCGATCCCAAACTAACAGCGGACCTCAACGACGCGGTTCTTCAAGGGCGCAAGGAGCGGGCAGGGAAAGAGCCTGGAATGGCTGAAACGCGGAAGCGCACCGATGGATAGCCTCCCCGCCATGCTGATTGACGAGAACAAGGCGCTCAAGGCGCGCATCGAGAAACTGGAGGAAGCGTTGATGCGGATTGAGATCGTCGCTGACATCGAACGGGGCGACGCCACTGACGCGCATTACGCCGCAATGTTCACAGGCATTCGCGAAACGGCGCGGGGTGCCCTCGCCAAAGCGCTGGAGGCGAAGTGATGGGCACAGTGATCGCCTTCCCCAGCAAGCGCCGCCGCGTCGAAATCCGCGCGCTGGACGAACAGCTTGCAGGCATCGCGCTGAAGGTGCGTGGCCTGGATAGACAAGCCCAGGAATTGGAAGCAGCGCGCGATGTGCTGGATCAGGCAATTGAGGCGGCGGAAGGTGGGAGGGAAGGATGAGCCTGCGACCCGGCCAACGCAAGGAAGTCGCCGCACTGTCGCTTGCCGACATTCTGCGGGCGCTTGAGCGGTACACCGAAACAGAGTGCCCGGAGTTCTTTGAGCTTCATGGCGTCACGCCAGCCGATGGCACTTGGGAAATCGAAATCGCGCTTGGCCTCACCGGATACAGTAGCCTGCATGCGCGGGCATGGTTTCGCCGGAAGAAGGCCGAGCACCCCGCCTCACCCACACAGGAGCGTGAGCCATGAGCGAGAACCCCACCCCTATTGTCTGGCCCCTGATCCACACGCTGCTGGTGCAGTTCGCTCCACGCATCGCAGAGGCCGAAGCCGCAGCCACCTATGACGAGCGCATTGGCATCATCAACGGCGTGTCTGCGCATATCGCCAAGAAGGTCGAAGAGCACATGGACGCCGCGATAGCCGCCCTCCCACGAAGGGATGCGATGCGGGAGGCGCTGCAACTAATCGCCAACGCAACCCATCCGAGGTTTCGGACGGAAGATGACATTGACCAACTGTACGCCAACGAAAAGGCGTTCGGAGATTGCATCAACCTCGCCCGCGCCGCCCTCACCGAGGAGCCCGGCCATGGCGCTTAGCATCATAGCACAGCTTGCCCCGCTCGGGGTCGCAATCATCGCTCTTGCCGTTCTCGGCTGGGCTACGAAGGAGGACGTACAGTGACCGCACTTGCTAAGAATGAACAGACCCAGGTTGCCGAGACCGTGCAAGCTTTTCGGCCCCCGTCACGCAGCGCCGAGATTGGCGTTGTCATGGACATGCTCAACCGACCCGATCTGCCGATGGAACGTGCCGAGGCCCTTCTCGCGCGCCTCGACATGATCCGCGAGCGTGACGAGTCCGCAGCTTACAACGACGCGATGCGGCAAGTGAAGGCCAATCTGCCGGTGGTGGGCCGCACGACTGCAAACACGCACACCAGAAAAAACTATGCCGACCTCGCTGACATCGCTGAGTCCTGCGACAAGATCATCGCGGAGTACGGCTTCTCGACTGAGTACTGGCCGTTCAACAGCGAGAAGCCTGACCATCTCGGCATCGGCTGCACCGTGTCTCACGCCAGCGGCCATAAGCGCGAGTATCGTGCGGACGTTCCGCTTGATGGGGCTGGCGCGAGGGGCAATGCCAACAAGCCCGCGATCCACGCGTGGAAGTCCACCATGACCTACGGGCGGCGCGCACTCAAGGAAGCCATCTTCGATATCGCCACCAGTGACGATGACGGCAATGCGGCAACCAAGCCGATCAGCCTCGCCATCACGGATGAGCAGGTTGTCGAACTGCGGACCATGATCGGCAACACCGGAAGCGACGAAGCCAGGTTCATCAAATTTCTGGAGGTGGCAAGCCTCGATGAACTCCCGGCAGATCGCTTCGCACATGCCATGGGCGCCCTGCGCGCCGCCGCCAAGGCTAGGGAGAATGTCCAGTGATCGAGCAAGGTACAGAAGCGTGGGCCGCCGCGCGCCGGGGCAAGGTAACCGCCTCCCGCGTCGCGGACGTTATCAAGAAAACCAAGTCCGGCTACTCCACGTCCCGCAAGAACTACGCCGCGCAACTGCTCTGCGAGCGCCTGACCGGGCGCACCGCCGAAGGCTTCAGCAACGCCGCAATGCAGTGGGGCACGGAGAAGGAGCCCGAGGCGCGCATCGCCTACGAGTTCATGAAGAATGTGACTGTCGATCTTGTCGGCTTCATCGACCATCCGACCATCGCCATGTCCGGCGCCAGCCCTGACGGTCTTGTGGGCGAAGACGGTCTTGTGGAGATCAAGTGCTGCAACACCGCCACGCACCTTGAAGTGCTGATGAGCGGCGAGATCGACCCCGACTACATCACCCAGATCCAATGGCAACTCGCATGCTCTGGGCGCAAGTGGTGCGATTATGTCGGGTTCGATCCCAGGTTGCCGGCACACCTGCAGCTTTTCATCAAACGGATCGAGCGTGACCAGCGGACGATCATCGAACTGGAAACCGAAGTGTCCGGCTTCCTTCGCGAACTGTCCGCCCAGATCGCCCGCCTTCCGCAACCCCCTCAGGAGATCGCAGCGTGACCGCTACCGCAGCCAAAGCCGAGATCGGCCACAACTCCGCAGCCGTTGGCGAAATGCTCGCCAAGGACCCGACGCTTCTGTTTTCGGAGCGCGGGCTGCTGGAAACCCTGATCGAATCCATCGAGCAGGAAATCGCAGACCAGAAGGCCGACGCGACGACCGAGAAAGGCCGCAAGGCCATGAAGTCGCTGGCCTACAACATCGCCACCCGCAAGACCAAGTACGATGAGGCGGGCAAGTCGCTCAACGAAGAACTGCGGGCGAAGATCAACACCGTCGATGTTGTGCGGAAGAAGATGCGCGACACGCTGGACGCGCTCCGCGACAAGGCGAAGGCTCCCGCCGATGCGTGGGACAAGAAGGAAGACGCGCGCAAGGAGCTGGTGACTGGAGTTCGCACGATCTTCGCAGATGCGATGCGCGTGACGTCCGACACCGCACCCGCGCAGATCGATATTATGGCGAGCGAGGTCGAACACCTGCTGATCCCGCCGGAAGTGTTCCTTGATCTTCACGAGCAAGCGCAGGCCGAGCAAAAGGCAGCGCTGGAACATCTTGCGAGCGTGAAGCAGCGCATCGCCAAAGCCGAGGCCGACCGCGCCGAACTGGACCGGCTCCGCGCTGAGAAGGCTGAGGCTGAGCGCGCGGCGCAGGAAGCCGCCGCTGCCGAGGCCAAGAAGAAGGCTGACGAGGAACGCATCGCTGCCGCTGCCAAAGCCGCTGCCGAGAAGGCCATTGCAGACGAGCGCCGCAAGGCTGAGGAAGCCGCTGAGGCCGCTCGCGTAGCACAAGCCAAGGCTGAGGCCGCCCGTGAGGCTGCGGCTGCCGCTGAGCGCCAGAAGGCGCAGGACGCCATTGACGAGGCCAACCGCAAGGCGAGGGCCGCTCAGGAAGCGCTGGAGGCCGAGCGCCGCGCCGAAGCCGCCAAGGTCGCCGCAGCCGAGAAGGCCAGAGCCGAGCAGGCCCGGCTCGATGCCGAACGCCAGCGCAACCAGGAGCACCGCCAGAAGCTGATGAAGGCCGCGAAAGAGGCGATCATGGAACACGGCGGCGTCAAGGAAGATGCAGCCCGCCTGATCGTGCTCGCCATTGTCGCCGGGTCTGTCCCGAACGTTTCGCTGGAGTTCTAGCCGTGATCACCGACAAGATGGTCGAGCAAGCCCTGCGCTACCTGACAGACCCCCAGCAGGAGGCTTCTCGCGCCCGTGCAGCCGCAGAGCACATGGACGACCTGACCAAGACCGTCTTGGCGAGGCTGATGCTTCAGAGCCCGGAGAAATCCGCCGCAGCGAAGGAGATGGACGCCCGCGCCGATCCGAAGTTCGAAGCGCACCTGGATCAGGTCAAGGCGATCAAGGAGGTTGACTACATGTGGCGCAACCGCCTGTCCGCTGCGAACGCGGTCATCGAGGCGTGGCGGACGGAGCAGAGCAACATCCGGGCTGCGGAGCGTGTGCGATGACCCCCGCCGAGAAGCCCACCCCCAAGCCGCGCGTGGCGTGAAGGAGAGATGACGATGTTTGGCTGGTTGCTCGGGCCTGCGCCCAAACCCACTCCCCCGCCTGAGGGGCCGTGCATCATCGGCCCGAATGGCAAGAAGTACCGCATCATTCGCAAAACATTTGGCGACGGGCGCGAAGTGTTTGAACCGCAGTATTGGGACGACCGGTGGCAAGTGCATGCACACTCTTGGCAAGAAATGTGGCCGAGTGAGCAATTCTACACGCTCGAAAAAGCGCAGCAAGAGCTGAACACTTACTTCGAAAAGACACTACCGCGCATCACAATCGCGAAGATTGATGTGGTGCAACCTCAACCTTCCATAAGCCCCTCAATTGCCGAGGGGCAATGAGATGACTGACGCCCCCACCATCCCAAAGCTTCGCGAGGTGGAGCTACCGAAGCCGGAAAAGCGCCGCAGCTTCACCGCTCGCCAAGTCGCCGCCGTATTTATCAAGTACGAAGGACGGTGCGCGAAGTGCTCCGAGAAGGTCGCGCCCGGCGGCTACCAGATCGACCACATCACGCGGCTTGATGCGCTCGGAAAACACGAGTTGGAAAACTGGCAGTTGCTCTGCATCGGCTGCCACAAGCCGAAGACCAAGACAGACAACGCCGAGGCCAAGAAGGGCGCTCGCGTTCGCGGCGAGACCGGCCAGCGCGCGAGGCGAGAACGGCGCGGAGGCTCATCCATTCAGGGACGTAAGGAAATTGCATCGCCGGGATTCAACAAGACGTTGCGCAAGCGGATGGATGGGAGCGTCGTGAAGAGATGACGACCTTCGCCCTCAATCGACGGCAGGCTGCGGAGTTCGTTGGGCTTTCCCCGACGACCTTCGACAAGCTCGTTGAGCGGGGGCACATGCCAAAGCCGCGCCAGTATCCCGAGACGCGCCGACTCTTCTGGCTCCGCTCCGAGTTGGAAGAAACCCTTAACGAATTGCCAACCGTAGTTGCGAACCCCTACGCTGGGGTCAAGCTATGAGGGGCGCCATGGCCGTCAGCAACTGGAAGCATGTTCACAAGGACGTGGATCGCTACGGCAAGGTCCGATATTATTTCCGCATTCGCGGCAAGCAGAAAATCCGCCTGCCCGATGATATGGAAAGCGAGGCGTTTGCCCTAGCCTATTTCGCAGCACGCAATGGCGAAAAGCCTGACGAGGCCAAGGCGCTGAAGCCCCGCCTCGGGACGTTCGCCCACATCGCCCGCGCCTACCTGCTGAGCCCCGAGTTCCGGGCGCTGAGCAAGCTGACACAGCGGCCACGGGAACGGCTGCTGGACGAGCTATGCGCCAAGATCGGCAACCTGCCGGCCGTCATAGATCCCGCCCTGATCCGCCGCACGATCAAGGAAAAGAAGTTCGCGAAGGGCAAGGAAATCCTGTCCGCTCTCCGCGCCGTCTATCGTCATGCACTGGAAGAGGAACTGGTCACGACTGATCCGACTGCAGGCGTGCGCCGCAAGAAGGACAAGTCAGACGGCCACAGGACGTGGACCGCCGAGGATTGCGCAGCCTATGAGGCGCGCTGGCCCTTGGGCACGCAAGCCAGGACGGCTTACGCCATCGGGCTCTACACGGCGCAGCGGATCGGGGATGCGGTGACGCTCGGTCGCCCATTCGAGAAAGACGGGCGCCTGCGCTTCGTGCAGGGGAAGAACGCGGCCAAGCGTCCCGTCGCCGTCGATATTCCGATTGTCCCGCCGCTGCGGGAGGCTCTGAACGCATGGCAGGGCAAGGGGCTGACCTATCTTGAAACCGGCTACGGCGTGCCGTTCAGGACGGGCAAGGGCCTGCAGAACAAGTTCCGCGTCTGGTGCGAGGAAGCGGGGGTCGATCCCAAATGCAGTTTCCACGGGCTCAGGAAGGCCGCTGCGGCGCGAATGGCCGAGGCTGGCTGCACGCCTCACCAGATCATGGCCGTGCTGGGCCACACGACTCACCAGCAGGCCGCGACCTATACCGCGAAGGCCGAGCGGGCTGGATTGGCGACCGATGCGCTCGCGTCGATCTACGGGACTTCGCCCCAACTGCCACTTCCGCTTGCCCCAACCGGGTTGGAGAAGCCCGCGAAATCAGCTACTTATGGGGCGAAAAAACATCCGCTGGCAGTCCCTAGGGGAGATGCATCCCAATGACAAAACAAGGCGATGCATCAAAGTTGGCTAGTTTTGCCACCACCATGAATCAAGGCGCTACAGGGCGGTTGCCCCAACAGTTCACATCATTAGCGAGGCGCGCTTAGCGCCATCAGGAGGTGCAATGTCTACGATCTACGCCAAGGGGACTGAAGTCTCCATCGACAAGAGCCAGGCCGAAATCCGGGCTCTGCTGACCAAGTATGGCGCCAGCGGTTTCATGATGGGCGAGGAAGGTGATCGCGCTCAGGTCGCCTTCAAGATGCGGGACCGGGGGATCATCTTCCGGCTGCCTATGCCGGATATCAGTGAGTTCGCCATGGGCTTTCCGTCCGCCGGCGGCTATCGGGGGCGCCCCACCAAGCTGTCCGAGACAGACCAGCGTAGCCGCTGGGAGCGGGCGAAGCGCGAGAAGTGGCGCTCTCTGGTCCTCTGCATCAAGGCGAAACTCGAAACTGTCGAAAGCGGTATCGAGACGTTCGATGAGGCGTTCATGGCCCATCTTCGGCTTCCGTCCGGGGAAACCATGGGCGAATGGGCTGCACGGGAGGAAAACCAGCGCGCTCTGTTCTCAGCCAATCATCCGCCGCTGCTGACGGGGCCGAGCAAATGAGTTGGATGAAGGAGCCGAAGTATCGCAGCGCGTGGCGCCGTCAGCGCGGCAAGTGCTTCTACTGCGATGTGCCGATGATCCTGCCGGGGAAGGACGGCCGCAATGGCACCCACCCACAGTGCTGCACGCGAGATCACGTTCTGCCGAAGTCGCTGGGCGGCACGCTGGCAAAGGGCAATGTGGTTTTGGCCTGCCGCACCTGCAACAACAAGAAGGGCGATGCTCCGATTGGCGAAGCCTACGAACGACTTCTAGGCCAGTGACGCCCCCTCCCCTCACGCTATGGAGAAAATGGAATGAGCCAGAACACTTCACATGCGGTGATGGCGCAGCGCCATGAAGCGCATGATTCGCTGGATGATTTCCCGACGCCGCCGTGGGCAACGCGGGCGCTGATCGAGCATGTGATCATGCCGCCCTCGGGGCTCGACCTCCGGAATATGACCGTGTGGGAGCCTGCGTGCAATCGCGGATTTATGGCAAAGCCGCTCGCGGAATACTTCGGCCGCGTCTACCGTTCCGACATACACGATTATGGCTGGGACGGACAGGAGGCCGTCAAGGACTTCCTGTTTCCGAAGTCGGAATTTCCCGTCATTGCCAAACAGGGCATTGACTGGATCATCACGAACCCGCCGTTCCGACTTGCCGCGCAGTTCATCGCAAGGATGGACGCGCTCCGGCCCCGTCGCGGGTACGCGGTTCTGGTGCGAACCTCTTTTCTTGAAGGCGTTGACCGCTACAATACGCTGTTCAAGGTCAACCCGCCAGCAGTTGTCGCTCAATTCGTAGAGCGCGTGCCGATGGTGAAAGGTCGCCACGATCCCGAGGCCAGCACGGCCACGTCATACGCATGGCTCATGTGGCGGACCAACTGGTCAGAAATTGTGGGACCAACCACGTTCACCTGGATTCCGCCGTGCCGTCGCCAGCTTCAGAAACCGACCGATGCCGAAGGGACTGAAATGACTGCATCTGACGACTGGCAGCCGATGGAAACCGCGCCGCATGACTCGGAGTTCCAGCTGAGAGGCGCTTTCGGCAACGGCTCCGCGCTGATCTACCCGCGCGCCAGACGCGCGCAGAACTTTGATCTTGAGGTCTACGAGTTCGCCGGCAAGTGGATTTCATTGTACGGCAGAAGCACCGTGCCGTTCAAGGCGCTTGGGTGGAAGCCCTCACCTCACCACCTCCACGAACTGCAGCGAGACAAACCCGAGAAAGGCTAGGATGGATAGCTTGGAGCGGTCGCCTAGCATTGTGGGCTGTGGTATGGTTGGGAAGGAGAATTGAGATGCGGATTGTTGATCGCGCGACCTTCATGACGCTGCCAGCCGGAACGCTCTACGCGAAGATTCCGCAGCCGATTGTTGCTGGGCCGCTGAGCGTGAAGGGCGACACTTACACCAGCTCGCAGGGCGAGAACATCGACTGGGCCGAACTGGACATCGCAAACTGGCAGTCGAACGACAGTGGCGATTGGGCTGATCGATATTACCAGATGGCCGAAGCTGGGGCCAGCGTTCCTTGCGATGACATGTACGGGCGAGACGGAATGTTTGAGCAGACCGACATGTTTCTAATCTTCGAGCGGGATGACCTTATGCGTCTGCGCGCCATCGTGGACGAAGCGCTGGCGCTTCCCGATCTACCAGCGCCGAGCAAAGTTCTTGAGCGTATCGACTAGCCAACCTCCCCCGACGAACCGCCGGGGGAGTGACTGGGGCTACTTCGACAGGTTGCGGTGAATGATCAGGCCGCCGATGATGCCCAGCACGATGGCGCTGAACTCGGAGATGACCGGAACCTGGGGGCCGCCGAAAACCGTGTTGATGGCCACGCCGCCGCAGACGGCTACGAGAAACACGCCGATGACCAAGAAAGGCCCAAGCGAGTCCTTCTGTTCTTTCGTGAGGAAGGGCATGCACGTCTCTCCTTTGATATGCGAGGCAACGCCGCGCGGGTTGAACTGAAGGGATTGTGGGGTTAGATTCTGAAGGTCGCGGCGGCGTGGAAGTGACACGCTCCGAAAGGATTGGCGGTTCGATTCCGCGATGCTCTGGTGAGCTAGTCGGCTGCGAAGCCGATCCGCGACAACTAATCGGAGAGTGGAATGTTCTTCTTCGCGCTGCCGGTCTACATGCTTGCCGCTGGCTTCATGCTGTTGTCGAGCCTGCGGTTTGCGCGGGTGGCTGTTCTACGCTGGCGTGGGCAACCGCACGGAGAGTACGACATTGAGTTCGCAGCGGCGAACCTGCTTGTCGCAATCCTGCTTCAGAGCATGGCGCACGCGGTCGCGACCGCCTAATTCCCGCAGGCCGCAGCCCACTGGTTCCCGTTGTTGACGATGTAGTCGCGGACCCACTGAGGCGCGGCGTCGAATTGCTCGCGCGTGATCCGCTCGGGGGCTTGGCCCCGGCAGACTTCGGCTTTCACTTCCGCGCGGACAAGCTCGATGGGCTTTACCGCTTCCCTAATCTCGGAAGATGACGGGCCCGACGTGCTCTGGCACGCTGCTGCTGTCAGGATAGCTAGGCCCATTGTCGCGAGCTTCAATTGCAAGGTCTGCACTGGTTCGTTCCTCTGCGATGATTTCTGTTGCACGCTCGTTTACTGCGGCCTTTACCTCGGCCTGCTTCTTGGCGATGGCGGCGCGCTCTGCCTGCCTGCCCGCTTCCTTCAGGTGGTTCTTCAAGACGGTCCACCCGATGAGGAACAGAGCGACTGCCCCGATCCATCGCGCGATAGGATTGTCCACGAAGAACTTGACCGTTGCGGCCCATGCAGTTGCGATCATAGCCCACCTACTATTTCGCCGTTTGTGATGTGCCCGTGCCAGTTGCCGCCAGCGCTGCCATCAATCGACGGATGCACGGTTAGATTGTCAAAATAGTCGCCCGCAACTTGCCACTTTGTTCCCGGCGTGCAGCCTTGGATCATGTGGTTCGGAAAATCGGGATCATCTTCTTCGGCCCCGTGTGTGACCGCGAACAGTTTCCACTGCTCCTTCGTCGAGGGGCTTTCCCGGAAGCAACTCTGTCGGCATTTCGGATTTGTCGGGCTGATGAAGGTGAAGCCGACGCGCACGCCGTCTTTCATGATCCACTTTGGATCAAGTTCTGTTAGTCTCATTGTGTGAGTTCCTACTTCAAAAGGCTGGTCGCCTCAGCCATTCCCTTCGCTACGATTGCCGTTCCGCGTTTCCGCGTGAGCCATCCGACAACCCAGAACACGCCGCCGATCAGAAGCGCGACCACGATGGGATCGCGGCTCATGTCGTAGAAGACTGCGCCAACGGAGGATGATACAATCTCGCGTGCTGCAAGGATTTGCGTCATCGAGCCGAGGCCGACGACAACCATGCCAGCGACACGGCGCGAGCCTGACATGTTCGTGGCCTGCGTCGGGTCCACCTCGCCGTAGGGGATCGCCTTCACGTCGATGCCCTTGGGGGTGATGACAACCGGCTCCTTCGGCTTCTCAGGCACTGGAATGATAGCCGGAGGCACCTTGGCAGGGGCTGCCGCTTTAGGTGCCTCCGGAGCCGCCACGTCCCGAGAGGGACCACTCGATGTGGACGCGGCGGGTTTCTGTTCAGGGGCAGGAAACGCCGGAGCGGGCAGGGTGGCTGGCTCCGTCGTCCCCGCTTTGGCAACCGGGGACGAGGCCGGGGCCGCAGGTTGATCGGTGATGATGGTGATCGACGGCTCGGGATGCGCGCCAACGATATCCTGCCAGTTCTTGTTCACGACCGGCTCGGGAGGCTTCGACAAGCGCCGGCCGTCAGCCAGGATTTGATCAATGGTCGGCGTCTTCGAATAGTCGACCTTCCATCCGCCATCATTGTGGACCGCGAACGGGTAGGCGCCGTCAGTATTGCACTCGCGCCAGAGCTTCTGCGGGATCAGCGTGCCGGTGTAGATGCAGCAGCGGCGGGCTGAGCGGCGCCAGACGTATTCTTGGATCTCGCCGCCAGCCTTGTCCCAGCGCATGAACTCGTAGGCGATGCCCTTGCTGTCGAGTGTGCCAACGTTGTTGGGGTTGAAGTTGATCTTGACCAGCAGCGTCGACTCCTTAAGCCGGTCCAGCCCGTATTGGTGGACAAAATCCACCAGCGCATCGAACTGGCTCTGCGTAAGGTCGGCCGTAACCAGTGCGGAGATGCCCCGCTCGGTTTCGTCCATGTCGAGTTCAAACAGGCGCTCGCATTCAGACGCCGTGATGGTCACGCCGTTCTTGGGCTTGCCCTCGTAGTATTCGCCGTTGAGCATGCCACGAACGGGAATGGGATTGGTGGCCGCATGGCCCTTCCCAATCGTCCAGATCCCCACCGTATCCTGATATGCCTTGAGGCGAATCCCCTCTTCAAGGCCCACCCTGCTTCGCTGGGCCTGACTTGCGCGCATTACGGTTGCCATGGTCAGGCCGCCTTATCCTGCTGATTGTCTGCGTCGGGTTCCGGCTCGATATCGTCTTCCTGAGTCTCCGTTGGCTCAGGAGCGGCGTCGGCTTCCGTAAGCTCCAAGGGAGCCTCCGGCTCGTCATCCTCATTGGCGGCCTCCGTAGGCTCGTCTTCGGGCTGTTCGGGGGCGTCATCGACCGGGGTTTCCACTTCCTCGCGGTGGACAGCCTGCTGGCGCTGATCCTCGATCATCCTCACGGCTTCGGCGCGGCGGCGTTTGCGGCCCTTAGTCTTGAGCGCCTTGTCAACGCCCTCGTCCAGATTGGCCATGCGCCGGTCGAGTTCGTCGGCCCGCGCTTGCAGGTCCGCGAACACGTTGGGAGACAGCTTCACGTGCTTCGGCTTGGCGTCCTTCAGGTGGAGCGCGTACAGCGCCGGGGGCAGGAAGATGCAGATCGCATCGCCCAGCAGAATCCAGCACATGAGGAAGATCACGCCAGCCAGATAGATTGCGCCATCGGTGGGCTTCTCGCTCCACGTGAAGAACTGCGCGAGCCCCACATAAAGCGGCGGCCACGGCTCGGCTGTCGCGGCGTCTTTTGCGGATTGCGCCTGATGTTGGCCCGCCGACGCGGTGGTGAGCAGGATTTGCGCGTCGATGGCGTCGATCTTGGTCTGCGCCGCGTTCTGGAGATCGTCGCGGCGTTGCTTCTGACGGTTCGCCAGTTCCTCATTGCGCTTGCCGTCCGTGTCGAGATTGGAAATCTCGGCATTGAGCGGAGCGGTCTGCACCGCCAGGACTTCGAGGATGGATTTCTTCTGCGCGGTCAGTGTAGCGATGACGGTATCATTCGACTGCGTGACGGTTTCGGCCACGACTGCGACAGAGGCGGCGTTCGCGTACTTACCGTGCAGCGCCTTGAGGCCGAAGCCCATGGCGTGCAGAATGACAATGACCGTGCAGAACGCGCCGATCACCTTCATCTTGTTCGCCTGCCCTTTCATGTCCTTGGTGGCGAACTTGGTGGCGAGCGTGAGGAAGACGGCCGCGAACAGGCGGAACATCCACCCGATGTGCTGGAACAGGTCGGGGTTGACGCCCGACCCCTCGCCAAGCCCACGGCTGAAATAGCCATCCATTTCGAGGAAGTTGAAGAAGATCGTCAGGAAGATGAACCAGCCGAGGATGAGAGCCCACGAGCCCACAACCCATTCGGCAAAGTCAGTCCTGAACCAGCGGCCCACGCTGACAACGTGGTCCATCTTCGTCGGCCTTGCGGCGGCCGGCGCCATGCTTGATCCGTCCATCAGAAGCTCCCGAACTTGAGCCACTGCGGATTGCCGCTGATGACTGCGAGGCAAACGCCGCCAATGGCGATGATCAGCGGCAGGTTCTTCATCACCCACGGCCGGGAGTTCTGCGCGTTGATCGCGGCCATTAGGCGGTGTTCAGATGCGGCGTTCTCCGCAGCAAGGCGCTGCTCTGCCGCCCGGAGTTCAAGCTCCTGCTTTTCACGCAGGCCGCCGATCCAGTCCTTCACGTCCGAGCGCATGTTGCCGATGAGCCCGCCGACTTCCTGCAAGGTGCGGAATGCCTGCTCGCTCTGTTCTTTCCGAACGGCGGTGATAGTATCGTTCGTGGGCAGATGGTTGATGCGTGCGATCACTTCACCAAGCTCCCTGTCCATTCGCGCCAGCCTTGCTAGTTCGTCCATTTCCCAGCCCTTTCGGTTTTCGCTCAGTCCAGCCAGCGCGTGATCTTGTTGCGCGCTTCGAGGTCTTCCAGTTCTTCGCGTTCCTCGTCGGTCATGTCGGGCAAGGCCCGCGCATTCGTCGGCTTCGAACCATCAATCTGGAGATGCTTCAGGGCCTGCCACCTGCGCTTCATCCGCTCGGTGAACTTCGCAGGGCTCTCGCCCTCCACCATCAGCGCGCGGAACTCGGCAGGGATCGCGGCAAGGTCGGGGTCTTCCTCAACAGCATCAGGGCGTTCGTCGCGGTCGATGTAGGGGGCGGATTCCAGCTCTGGCTCGCCCTGAGACATGAGCCAGGCCAGCGCGTCCTCAACCTCCTGAAGTCGGCGCTGCGTGGTGTCGGCCTGGATCGGCTCGATGCTCTCAAGCCGGATTTCAGGATCTCCGATTTCGCCAAGGTGAGCCGCTGCCCACTTATCCGCTGCGCTGGACTCGGTGACGTTTGCCCACTCGGTTCCATCTGGCATCACGACGCGCAGGCTGGTCCGAGTTTCATCTTCCCAAGCAGCAGAGACAATCTCTGGATAACGGGGGGCGACTTCAACCGATAGATTTGGCTTTGGTTCGCGGCGGGGCAGTGGCATGATTCAAAGCTCAATGTTGGAGGGAAAGATGCGCGCTCGTGAAGTTCGGTACGGCGATCAGGTCGTGACGCAGGAAACGGTTGAGCAGCTTTGGTGGCCGCAGGAGCGCCACCACATGGCCGAAATGATCCCTGTCATTCACGCGATGATGAGAACGGTCTCAGTCGAGTCCTATCCCGCCCCCACGCTGACAGTTCTTGACGTTGGCGCCCGAGCCGGCCGTGGAGCCATGATGCTGGCCAGCCTTCACCCGCCCACAGATGTATGGCGCAAGCCGGGGCTCAAGGTTACGGCGCTCGATAGTGAAGGGAACCAAGCCGATACGGTAGACGACAGCATCGAGTTTCGCGTCGCGAGCCTCTTTGACCTTCCGCCTGACGAGCGCTGGGACATCGTTATCTGCTCGCACGTCATTGAGCACATTCCCGACCCTGCGCCATTCGTGGCTGAGCTGAAGCGCCGCGCCCGCATGTTCGTCCTTGTCTACACGCCGTGGGAAGAATGCAGCCTCATTCCCACGCACCATCGCATTGACCGCGAGACCGTCATGCAGCTTCAGCCAGATCATTGGAGCGTGTGGCCAAGCTGGGGCTGGCGGCATGAACACGATGCCAACTCCGATTGCCTCATGCAGGTGTTTGATGTTCGGGCCAACAAGTCTCGTGCGCTCAGGCTTCCGGGCTTCAAATCAAATCTCCGCGCTGAGAAGCAGCAAGCCGCTTGAGCCGCTTTCCTGACGTCCCAACGTGCCTGCGCTCAGGCCGTGGCCTGTCAGCGTGAACCGCAGGACAGCTGCCTCCGTTCCCACTTGAACGAGCGTTGGCGAACTGTCGCAGTTGCCGCCATTGTTCCCTGCGTAATCCCTGATCTGATAGTCTGACGCAGCCCCGCTCACGACAAGCGCAGGAGCCGTCCGCATCGCGGGATACTTCACGATGCTGTCCAGAAGGTTGGCGGTCGAGACCACAGCGAAATCGTTGTAGATGCGGTTGAGCGTGCGCGGGATGGAGCGCAGATAGCGGGCACACAATGCCTCTTCCGCCGTCAAGTCCTTGCTGTGCCGATCCCACGGCGAATCCGTCAGGCCATACTCAAATTGCGGCTCGGCCAGATCGAGCGTGAAACCGGAGTTCAACGGCAGCGAGAAGATGATATCCGTGTGGTCGTTACCGCCCGAGCCAAGCGTCTTTCCCGATACGGACGGCACAACAAAGCGGAACCGGAAACGCTGCCATGTCGTCGTGACCGTCTGGCTGGCGTCTTCGGTATTGCAGTTGGTCACTACGTTTGACGATGGCGAGCCGCCTGTTCCGAAATCCTGGTCCACCTTGGCTGTGAGCGCTATCGTTCCGGTTGAGACCTTGGCCCACACAGACAAGCAGCAGCTACGACCCGAGAACCGGCGCACATCTTCAAGGCGCTGAGAGAAGCTGAACGCCGTCATCCCGCTAGCTGACGCTACCACGACCCGCGCGTGATATCTCGGCTCCCACGCCACGTCCGTCTGGCCGAGCGTGAATGCTTGTTGCGAGACCTCAAGGCCAACAGGCGTTCCATCGTAGTCGATGACCCATCCGTCCAGCGTGTAGCTACTAGCCGCAGGACTAGAGAACGTAGTCGCCCGCGTTGCGCGCCAGAAGCCCGAGTTCAGAAGCTGATTGCGGCGCTCATCGCGGATGCGCTGCAAGCCATACTCGGAGAAATAATTGATTTCTGCGTCGCTATCGACCGACTCAGGATGATAGCCGTTGATGATTTTGGTTTCCGGCCACTTCGGGACGTACTCCGTATCCACCTCTCCAATCGGAACAACCATGTTCCCCCCCGGAGAGGCAGACGTAGCATCGCGCGTGACCTTGAGGCTTTGGCCCCTCTGAAGCTTGCCGGTAAACGAGTTCGCGATTGGGTAGTTCGCGCCGCTGACAGCCACACCCTCAAGATAAAGCCAGCTGGCAGTCGTCGGAGCGGACGGAGTTCCAAGCCCCTGATACCATGTGTCATGCCAGTTGTTGGAATCGACAAAGCGAAGCCACAGGCCAACGCCCGCGCGACCTGCGCTCACGTTGTTGTTCAAGTTGACGATATACTTCGTGTTGAACGAAGAATTTCGGACGGGATCAAAATTGGCCGCGTCCCAACCATCCCAGTAATCGCAGACCGCAGCATACGAGGTGACGCCGGTGTAGCCGTCGAACTCGCAATTGATGAACACGTTGTCCGATGGAGAGCGGATCGCATAGGCGAAGTTTGCAGAGTCTAGTGTCGCGTCAGGGATTTGCACCACAGACAGTTCGCGCAACCTTTCGCGTACACGGTAGACAGCGACGTTTTCAAACGTGCCGAACGAAGCCGACGCAAGCCGATACCCAAAGGATGCGTCGCCGCCGCCATCCAGCACAAGGTTCTTGAGACCACACCCACGAACCGGCCCGCGAATATCAAGCATTCTACCAGCGGCAGAACCGACCCAGACAAGCGTGGTCGCGGCCCTCGGTCCATCGAAGTCGTAGTTGATGGCCGACTCGCCGCCACGCCCGCACAGCGTGACGTTGTTGTAAGTCGAGACTTGAGAGGTTGACCCATCACCGATGTATATGGTGCTGGAAATTCCAATGCGGGCGTCGGTCGCATGTGGTAGCCAGACGTTTCCACCACCAGCCGCTCCGCACGCTGCAATCGCATTGTTGATCGCCGTGGCTTGGTTGGACAAAGTGACGGTGCAGCCAAACCATGCGGCCTCAAAATTCCGTCCGTCAAATTGGCGCAGGAAATGAAAGCTCAGACTGTCGTGGTTCTTGACCGTGCCGCCATTATCGGTGGACGTGCCAGCAACTATGCGCCAGGAGCCGTGGCCTCCATCGCCCTCGGTGCTGCGCGCTCTGGTATAGACAATCGCTCCTGCTGTCAGCTCATCAGCCGTCAGGGCAGTCATCTCCGCGTAGGTCGCGCAAACACGAATACCCTTCGCGTCATCCATGACTTCGTCAACGTCTTGCGCAAGAGCCGCAGCCCAGCCCGTTCCGAGCAGGACATCGGCGGTAAAGTCTGCTGGCGTAAGGTGGACAATCGCGCCTGATGTATTACGCCCCAGCGCTACCGTTGCGCTTGTAGGGGGCGACGGGAATGCAACATCGGCAGTCGAGTCCGCAAATTGCAGCTTGGGAGCCCGCGCTAATTGCGCTTTCAGTTCCTGCTGGAACTCCGCAATCTTGTCGAACCGCGTTTCCACCGCAGCCGCGTTGAACGCTCCGCCTGTGGTCAGGTCGAGGTCTTGCGTGTAGCTTTGAACCCGCTCCGCAAGAATACGCTGGCTGGACGTAAGAACATCCTGCCCACTCGCCAGCGTGAACGTGCGTGCGTCCTGCGTTCCCCCGACTGTGTAGTCCGTGTTCTCGGTCAGCACCGTCCCGGCGCTATTGGCGGTCGTGGAGGCCGCGTACCGCGTCAGCTTCAGATGGCTCGTGGAGACGAACCGCATCGGCTGCGAGCTTCCATCCACGAGGCTGTATGGCCCTCTGGTGCCGTTGCCGATGATGACAACGCGCGGGGTCTGGGTCTGAATCGTCATGCGCTCTCGTTCCTCGCCTAAGCGGGGTTGATGTGGTCTGCGGTGATGTGAGTTCGCCCGCCGGTTAGGGCGGGCGTTGGGGTGGATCTGATAGGGGTTAGATCAGGCGGCTTTGCGGATGCCGGTTACGTGACGCCAGTTTTTGCCATTCCTGATGGCCCAAATAGCGGTAATCGAGCACCCCATCTCACGCGCTACCTGAGAGTCATTGCGCGGGTCTGCTACGATAGCCATTACCTGCTCGGGAGTGAACTTCGCTGAAGGAGCCCTCATTCCCCTAGGCATAGTTCCATGCAGATAGCGGTCGTGGTTGTTTTCACGTGATGTGGCCCACCGCACATGAAGTGGAGAAACACACCATGGATTTCCACAGGAGTGGGCAGCTTCAGCCTTTGCGAAGGGCGGCGGACCGTGGGCGGCAATGCACATTGCGCGGTGCGCTGTAGCGCGGCGCTTTGCTCCTCCCACGTGACCGTATCCATCTGGGTTCAGAGAGAACGGCCAACGTAGGCAAGCCTCACCACGATACCCAACGTGGTCGCTAATGAATTTGGTGGCATAGCCAGGGGCGGGGCGAAGCTTCTCCATGCTGCCCTTTTGCCTCATCTGACCGTAGTGCGACTTGCACAGGCCCTTGACCTCGGCCGGTCTGTCGCATTGCGGTCCGCTGCACATTGTCATGTCGATGATTCTACTTCGGAGGCGGGCCAAAGAAAAGCGCCAGAAGGCTGTCCGTTTCACCCTCCCACAGCGCGATTGAGCCACGAACTGACTTGTCGATCTGGTTGGCGGGCAGATGGAATGCCATGCCTGCCATCTGGTTCAGCGGGCGCAGCAACTCCTCCACGTCGCCGTGGGAAGCCGCCTCCGTCGCCTTGTACGTTTGCACAAGCATGTCTAGGCCAGCCGGGCCACGATAGGTGTACGGGTCCGTCTTCACCGCCCCTGCGATCTGAGACAGGCCGAAGTAGGGCGACATGAGGAACGACCCCTGTTCGCGAGAGATGTTCTCCAGCGACCAGTATTCCTCATCATCGTCATCCCCGCTAATGGCGGCCTGGATGGCGTAACGGATTGCCATGGTAGCGGCGACAGGGACGGACCACAGCAGCACCATATCGGCCGAAATCCGAGCGATCTTGGCGATGATATTAGGGTCCTTGTTGGCGAAACTTTGGACGCTGAGCTGATATGTAGTCAGCATATACGACATTAGGTTGGTGAGTAGACGCACCCCAACAGATCCACGCTGAATGCCGGCCGTCTGGAATGCCTCGCCACCGCCTTGCGCATCCAACACCGCCTGATCTGCCATCGACACAGCCAGCGCTTCGTCAGCACCACCAGCAACAGCTTTGTCGAATGCGCCATACCACGTCGCCAGATCGACGGAAAAAAATTGGACCTGCGCCATAAGCTGGAAGGCGCTGCGCTGAACCATCACGAGAGGCTTGTTACCTTTCAGGGTCGCAAGCAGATTGACCTGTTCCGGGCTTTGGTTTTCGCGGCGGTTGCGCATGAACTCGCTGCGCTCCATGGCCCACTTGGCCCACCCCTCCATCTGCGCAGCGCCGCCAAGCATCCTGGCATAGCCGCGCATCATCCACGGAAACCCGATGCGAACAATTGAGTTCGAAATGCCGGAAGGCTGAAGCATCGCAGTGCTAACGCTCCAGCCCAGCTTTGCGACGGTCGAGCCGTTTCGAACGTGGTTCAGAACCTTTTCGACCGACCCCTGCGCAACAGGCAGTCCGAACTTTGCCGCCTTCACCGACTCGATAATCTCGTCGTACTTCACGCGACCATGGCGCTCTACGATGATCTGCTCAACTTCGGGGCGCTTGATCAGGCGGCCAACGTCAAACAGCACCTCTTCCGTCGCGATGGACGTGGTGACTTGATCCAAATGGCGCAGGATCACGGCAAACGGGTCCAGGTTCAGCGGGAGAGTGACCTTTCCACTAACCCGCTTCTTGGCAAATCCCGCCTCCTGACGAACGCCAACTCTGCCACCGCCCGCAGCCTGCGCGTCCTGCTCAAGCTTTCTCTGGCCCGCCTTGCTCGATCTGTGAGGGTCAAATGCAATCGGGAAGTATCCACCAGCATATACGCCATGGCGGGTCGCGAGCTGCTTGGGCTCCTGTTTATCCATCGGCACACCGTGAACCGACTGGTGTACGCGGTCAGCTTCCGCAAACCATGTTTCCAGATAATCCCAAGTGGCCTGAACGAAATCCATTTCCTTCTTCGACAGGGTGTCAAGGATGGCCTGCACTTGCTTCCGGTCCCAGCCGTTTGAATCCATCAGGCGGGCTAGGTTCTTCTCGTTACCGGCGTTCAGAGCGACCGCGATACGCCCCTGCGTCGTGAGAGATACTTTCTCGGTCGTTCCGTCTTCCGCAACAAGCGAGATCGTCTGGCGATCCCGCATGAAGCGAGCCAGTTCGGACGGCTCAAACACGGAGAACAGCTTCTCCACATCCTTGCCCGCCTGCTTCATCAGCGTGGTCTTGCGAGCGAAAGCGTCGTTCAGCGGGCGCACGATATAGCGCCAGAATACGCCACCTTCCTTGCCGCCGTCGAACTGTCGCGCGAGCGCTTGGAACGTCCGGTGCGACACCATGAAGCCCGAGACGGCACGCTTGAACTTTTCGCCGGGAAGGTTGCTTTCCATCGGCTCTGGTGGACGGGCTTTAGGCTGGTTGGCCGACACTGAAGCCACGATGTCTCCGGCCGCAAGCGACAGCCGGCGCCGCTCACCCTCTTTGATCAGGCGATCTTTCAGAGTTGCGAGGCGATAGATGAGATCGGCCTCATCTCTGACCGCCAGGAGTTCTTCGACCGTGATTGATTTGTAGTTCTTGGCATCCACCCCGTCTGCCAGACGCGCCAGCATGGCGCTGCGCTCTATCGCCTCTGCGGCTGCCGCCATTTGCTCCTGCGCCGATTTCGTCGGGTCGGCATAGGCTGCGAAGGGATCAAGTCCCACCATCTGCGTTTGAAGCCAGACGGCGCGAGACGCGCGCTTCGCCTCTCCCTTTTTGCTTTCAGGCCGGAATTGATAGTCATCCAACAAGCCAGTCATCTGGTCGAGATAGTCGCGGCCAGCCTCCAAGAGGCGCGAGCGCTTCGTTCTGGAAGTGTAGTCCAGCAGGTGCTTGCGGGTCTTCTCGATCTTCTCCGCGAGCTTGCTGGCCTCTTTGAACATGGCTCCGTTGATCATGGCGTAGCGCTTGTATTCCAGCGCCTTGTCGGTCTTGCCCTTCTCTGCGGCCTCGACGGCCTTCTTCATCCAGCGCTGTTCGAGCAGCAACCATTGATTGTAGTTCAGCACCTCGCGAACTTGCTTGTCGCGCAGAAGTTCCTTCGCGGTTTCGCGCGCAAGGTTCTTGGCCGCCTGCTGGCCCGCCGCCGCAGCGAGCGCTTCAAGCTCGATCTCGTCCTGCCGGTACTGTATCTCGTTGCGAGCCGCTTCGGCGGCGGCTTGCATTATTGTGCCATCGTTGAAAATGTCGCCATGCCGCTCGATCATGCGGCGCTTCGTTTCCTCACGAATGAGCTTGTCGCGCTTCGGGCCTTCCTTGAGCGCTTGCAGCAGCGCATTGCCATCGGGAAAGGCGTTGGTCTTGAGCGCCGCACTCAGGCGCTCAGCCGCCTCATCGGGGCCGATTGCGTTGGTCCCCTGACCGGACAGCTTGACCTCGATGGCCGCGCGCAGCGCCGCGTCATTCTCTTCGGTGATGTCGATTTCCATCTGGTCGAACCAGGCGGCGTTCGCCTCGGCATCTTCGATCTGCTGGAGTAGCGGGATTTCGTCGGCCTGATACAGCTTGGCTGTGCCATCAATATCGGCCCGGAGAATGTCCAGAAACTCGGCAATCGTGGGCAGCGAGTCGCCACGGAAATAGCGCTTGTCGTAGGCGGCTTGGATGGCCTCTTCGATGGAGTAGGACCGGCTTTTCTTCGAGTCATTCTCCGGTGTAGCGATCAGCCCGCGCGCTTCATTGCGCTTGCCGATCATGGCCAGGATTTCCCCGTCAGGATCGCGGATGCCGGAATAGGTGATCTTGTCGTTGCCCTCGCCAATAGTGCGCTTGTTGGAGAGGAATTTCCAGAGCGAGCGCGGGGCCTTCTTCTTCAGCGTTGCCTGAACATCGCGGGCAAGGGCTACGAACTGATCAGCATCCGTTGCGCTGGCGCTGTGTGCGCGGACCTTGGGCGGCAGGGCGGCAAGAGCCTCGGGGCCATACTGTTCCTCTACAGCGCGAAGGTCCAGGCGCATGGGGGGAACGCTGGGGGGTGAGGCTACGCGGCCTTTGCGGGTACCTGTGTGGAAGAGGGGGAAGCCTTCAGCGACGATTTTGGCTCGCATCTCGGGGGTGATGTCGAGGATGTAGGCGGAAGCTTTTGCTTTGCCGCCGTCAACTTCTACAACGTCTTTGAAACGCCTGTTATTGTGGGCTGCATTGATCGCGGCGCGCTCGGTGCCGAACGTATTGTACTCGGCGCCCTGACTGTCTTGCACCATGAAACGCGCATCAGCGGGATACTCTACAGCCCCTGTCCGCACCGCCCCGCCAAGCTGCTTGCCGATCTTCTCCAGCGCGCCCTTGACGTTCGTTTCATAGTGCTGGGCTGCGTCGTCATTACCCTGAATGATCTCGCTCGTCTCAGCAGTCGGGAAGCTCACGCTGGCAAAGCCGTCACGGGCAGCGCGGTAGACCATGGCGCGGACAGCTACGTTAGTCCATTCGGAGGTGGAGAGAAGGGGGGCGTCAGTGCTGAGGGCGTCGCCACTCCACCCGCTTCCCCCGTATTGCATGCCGTTTCTGTCCGCCCACTTCATTCTGGCGCGATCAATCAGGCGCTGGTCGGACTCGTCGGTAAACTCTGCGTCCCACTCCTCCCGCTTGAACCCAGGCGAAAGCGTGAACAAAAAGTCCAGAGCCGATTTTCTGTCGGTGATGCCGGACGCCTCAATGATCGGAGCGTTTTGACGGTCAATTTCCTTCTGCTCACGCGCCTGCTGCGCCATGTCAGACTGCACCTGCCCCGTGAACAGCGTGCGCTGGCCTTTGTCGTCAACGCGCTCCTCACCGTGCGCCGTTACCAGCGTGCCCTTGGCCTTGCCGCCTACGTGTGAGCGGGGGGCCTGATAGTCAGAGCCAGGAACGCCTTCGGGAAGGCCGATGACGGATTCGAACAGGGGAACATCTTCACCGGGAAGGCGGATGTCGCCAGCTGAGCGGACGATCCCAGTTCTCTCTTCGTTGCGCGACTCGCGCCAGTATTCCTGCATCGTTTCCGCGCCGATCTTGCGCAGCACAAGATTGCGGTTTTCATTGACGATAATGCGGCCCGCAACGCCCGTCAGATCGCCAATTACCCCAGTATCGACTAATTCGCGATTGCCGCCATCCATCACCCGATACAGGTCATAGTAGCGGCGCCGCTCGCTGTTGTGTCTACCCGCCCACTTGTTGCGAGCCTGATCTATAACCCTCTCGTCGCTGACGAACTCGAACGCCGCGCCGACTTCTGCATCCCACTGCTCGCGCGGATAGCCCATCGACAGGCTGAACATATAGTCCAGCGCCTCTTGCCGCGTTTTGATCGCGTCGTCGGCTCTCGTGTCAGAGAGCTGCTTGTTGATCTGGACAAACAATCCCGTGTTGAACTCGTTCGCGCCGTCGAGTTCGGAGGCAATAACTCGCCCCTCGTCCCCTCCAATTGACACCTCGCCAACGCCAAGCATGAAGGCTAGCGTGTCATCGTCTATCTGATCCAGCATCACGGCCTTTGCTGGAGCCTTCGCATTCGGATCAAACCGCGCGAAGTTCTCCGACAGCAACAGCCGCTTCGCCGCGATATGCTCCAGCACCGCAGCCTTCAGTTCCTCGCCCCGGAGCTTCGTGCCTCCGAACATGCCGTCTAGGCCAAGGAACTCGATCTCCGTCTTGCGGGGAACAATGCCGTCCTGACCCTTCGCCAGTGCGTTGCGTGCAGCCTGCCAGCCCAGCTTCCAGATGTTGTCGGGAACGCGCGTGGCGGCTTCCTGTGCCGCGCTGTAGAAGCCCATGGCGTCAAGCTGGCGGGAGCGTTCTTGCCCTAGTTCGCCTTGGGCGCCTGCATCGACTAGTTCAGCTTCTCTTCCATCCTGCGAACCGCTTCGTCCACGGTCGCTTCGTCCAGCAGGTCCGCCGGGTTCAAGAGCCGAAACTTTTTCGTAGAAGGCGTCTGCGTATCCTTCGGGGTCTTCCGTTCCATCCCACTCGAACTTGCGGCCCCTGTTTTCAGGGCGCGGGAGGATTTTGCCATTTTCTGCAACGTCAGCATCCCTGTGGATCAGGAGCGGATCATCTTGCCCCGGAAACTCCACTATCTCATAATCCGTGCCTTCCAGCAAACGGACCAGCCGGGCGTTCATATTGCGCACAGAACGGCGGACAGACGTGAAACTGTAGCCGTCCCGGCCCATCTTCGCCATGTCGGTTTCAACGATGGCCGCAATGCGCGGCATCATCTCCAGAACATCGTCAGCCGTGAAGCTTTCCTGCCCCTTCGCGTAGACGCCAGTTTCGTCCGCCCTGTCCTTCAGCCGGCTAAGGAAGGTCCAGTGGATTTCCGTCTCGCCATTCAATTGCGGAATGAGCTGGACAACGATGTTGGTTCCGTTCGACAGGGCAAAGCCATACTGGCGCGAGTCGGTCGCTTCGCCGGGGATCACGTCATCGACGGTGTTTTCCGCGACCCACTCAGCGCGGGCCTCGCGTGTATCCAGGTCAAAGCGTCCCTGCGCCAGTTCCGCTTCACGGATAGCCGCCTCGATATGATCCTCCAGCGTGTCCCGCCAGCCTTCTCCGGTGAACACCTGATAGGCCCGCTGCTCGGGGCGCTCGTCTATCTCGGACTGGACATCGCGGCGCACGTCGCGTTCTTCCTCGCGCCACCAGACCTTCTGGTTACGCTCGTACTGCTCCATGAGGCGGGCCATGAGATCGGCTTCCGCCTTCTCCCGCGCAGCCAGCAAGCGCTCCTTGGTGCGCTCGTACTGGCGCTGGGTGATGACGCCCTTGTCCAGCATGGCCTTGGCCATCGCCTCGGCGTTCTTGTCCATGCCCTTGCGGGCTGCGGCAATGGCTTCGTCGGTCGCAAGCGCGCGGTCGAATACGGCGGTAATCTCGGCATCGAGGCGGACCCTGCCGCCGATCTCGGCAATGCTCTTGTAAACCCGCATCAGCCAGGATTTGAACGCCGCGAACACCGAACGCATGGCCGATGACGGGGCCTTGCCCTCACGCAGGTAGGCCTCGAACGTCTCGGCAAACATCTCCTGCACTTCGACGCCTTCGGGCGTGATCTGCCCGGCTTCGTCGTAGATCTCGAACTCGGGGTGCTTGCCTGCCCAATTGCGGATGGAGGCCAGCTGCTCGATCACGAAGGGATGCGCGTCCGGCATCCGCCCCATCTTCTCCAGCGTGGTCAGATACCAGTGCGCCGTCTCGTGAACGAAGGTCGAAAGGTTGGCGCTCTCATAGAGGCGGATGACCGCTTCCTGAGACAGGTTCATGCCGGTGAAGCCACCGCGCTGTTCCTGCGGGAGTTCCCCCGCCTCGCGCATTTCCTTCTTGATCTTGGAAACCTGCACGTTGAGCGAGGCGCGCTTCTCAGGCGGAAGCCCAAGGCGCGTATGGATATCCTTCGTGCTGAGCCCCAGCTTGACCAGCTTGCGAAGCGTGTCCTTGTTGCTCCGAGGCCCCCTCTGGGCTTGGCCCACCGGGAAGCCCAAGGCGCGTGCCTTGGCGAGGACGATTGAGATCGACTCAGCGCCGGGCATCATGTCGCGCTCGTCTGCCGGGAGACTGGCCCGAAGTGCTGCAATCTCCGGGTCGTCCGCAATCTGCTGGTTCGTGCGCGCCTCAATCGCCGCAGCCTTCCAGACTGCGAATGAGTATTCACTCATCGCTTCAGAAGCGCGCACAACCATATCGTCGTCGGCTTCGATGGGCGCGCGCTCGCCACTCTGCGCAAGCTCGCCCTCTTCGGTCTGCAGCTTGCTTTCCGCGCGCGCCGCGAAGTCCTTCCACAGCGCCTCGGGGTCTTGGCCCGTCCGTTCGGCAAGGGTGATGATGAACTCTGCCGGGATGGACGATTGAATAGCGGTCGTCTCGGCATTGAACCGGCCGGTCGCGGCAAGGCGCTGGCGGCTATCCTCACGGACCCGGTCGGCTGAATCCGCAAAGCTGTTCTCGCCCTCGGACGCCGCACGCGCCGCCTGCTCGTCGGAGACGATCTTCTTCATCGCCTCGACTTCCTTGGCGGTGAAGTCGTCTGCCCGCAGGCGGATATTGGGAGCAAAGGCTGTGTGGATTTCAGCCCCGCCGATACCGATCTCTTTCTTGGCGGTCTGGATCACAGCGGCGTAGTTCCCCGATGGGATAACCACGTCCTGCCCGGCCTCGATGGCTGTCAGGGCCTCGGCTGCATCGATGCGGAATGCTTGCGCCAGGCGCTCGACCGTCAGGCCCTTTTCCTGAGCCAGTTCGCTGAACGCCTCGCCATCGACGCGGATATTCTCCAGCGGGCCATCCTTGGTGATGGCGGTCACGGCTTCCCGATACTTCTCGGGCATGCGCTTCAGGAGCTTGGAATCCGCCGCCTTGTCGCCCATGGCGCGGATCATGTTGGCGATCTCTTCGGCGCGCTTCTGCTGGTAGTTCTGATCCAGCTTCTCGGCGCCAGCGTCTGTCGCCTTGGCGATGCCGGTCTGCGCCGCTGTACCCACCGCAGTTGCAATGAACGTGCGATAGGCGGCATCCGGGCGTTCGGCAATGAACTCCCCCAGCGTCTTGTCGGGATTAAGCTCAGCCCAATCCACCGCATCCTGCAGAAGCGTCGCGAGCTGTTCGGACGGGATTTCCGCGCCAAGCTGGCGCAGGATCGTCTCACCGATTGGCGTCTTGGCGACGATATCGCCAACCAGCCACTTCATCGGCAGCATCTCGGTCGCGCCTTCGATCAGGCCCTGATAGGAGCCAAACCGCGCCGCCGCCGTGTGATCCAGCCCCTCATCCCGCGCCCGGCCGTATTCGTTGACCGCCGTGGTGGCACTCATGCCCGCCATGGCAATGCTGGGATCACGCTTGATGACCGCCGCGCCGATCCAGACAGCCGTGTTGCCAAGGCTGCGTGTGCCGTCCAGCACGCTATCGAAGGTCGCATCACCCGTTCGAGGGGCGAGGTATTCGCCTACCGCAGCCCCAGCCTTCCGCGCCTCTGCGCCAAGCGCATCCGCCGCTCCGGTGAATATCTTGCCAGCTTCGGCAACCTCGGGATCACGCGCGATAACCTCGGCATTGACCGCGTTAATGCCCCACTGGATGGCGTTGGCGCCCGCCTGCATCGAGGCATCCACAACGCCAGACGCCAGGGCGCCGACAGGACGGGAGACGTATTCCCACCAGCCGAGGTTTTCCGTATCGTCATGGGCGATGTCGAAGTTGCTGGGGTTGACGATCAGCCATTCGCTAAGGCGAGGTGATTCAGTCCTCTGCCTGCGCAGCTCCGACAGCCGCAGGGCTCTTTCAACGCCCGATGGATCGTTCTGGGCAACCAGCGGCGGGACACCGGCACGCTCTGCCAGGTCAAGCGCCTGCGCTGTCTTGTCAGGGTCAACGCCCTGCAGCAACCGCCCCGCATCCGCCGCCGCCTGCTGCGCGGCCTTCCGCTCCTCATAGCGGCTACGAATGTCGATGACATCAGCTTCGGTAAATGGTGTGTCAGCCTTGACTGGATTAAGCGGCCCGCCGCTTCCCATGCCGAGGGGTCCATCGCCTTCGGGAGCAGCCGGGCGCGCAAGGTCGGATGTCCAGACGCTTTTGCCAACTTCGGGCGCGTCGCGGATCGGATCGTTGATATCTGGGATTGTGCGACGCTCGGCCATCCCGCCGCCAAGGTCTTGCCCCATGACCGGGATAACCGGACGCGGGCCAAGCGGCTCCGCAGCAGCGAGGCGGGCCTGAACTTCCTCGTTCGCCTTGATGCCACGCTGACGGCGCTCAATGTCGAGCTGACGCAGCCGCGCGCTTTCTTCAAGCTCAGCGGACGCCTTGCGGATATACTCTTCCTCGCGGCGTTTTGCGTCTTCGTTCCGTGGGTCTGGGATTTGCGGCATCAGGGAAGCTTCCCGCCGCGCGCCAGATACTCGGCTTCAACGTCATCGGCAGTCGCTTCGGGCGGGAGCGCCGCCTTGATCTTGTTCCACAAGGTCCAGTCGATGCCAGAGCTGGCCGCCCACGCAGAACCTTTTGTGGTGGCGTTTCCAAAGGCATCCTGCCGGGCAGCCTCTAGCCCGAACTCTTTCGGGACAAGCCAGCTAGCCTTCGGCTTATTCGTCATAAAGATATTGCCGACCACAATCTCCAGTTCTTTCTGAGGAACAGGCTGGCCTTGGTATTGGGCTGACAGTTCGCCTGCCGCCTCCATGAGCGACTTCGTCAACGTCCTGTTGTCGTTGTTCTCCAAGGCGTCCACGGACTCGCTGCCAAGCAGCCATGCGGGGTCTCCGTGGATCTGCGCTACTCGCATCAGCGAGTTGAAAGTCTTCGTCACGTCATCCGCAGTCTTTCCACCGGACGCACTGACTTCGATGGCCGTTGACACTTCCAGTTGATCATCCCCGCGCATCGACCGATACAAATCGAACATTCCTGGAGGCCATTCGCTTTCCGGCTTCATGAACTCACGGGACAATGTTGGTGACTTCAGATAGCCAAGGAACATATCCTTGAGCGCCTTGCTTTCCTCGCGCAGGGCTGTCTTGCTTTCTGCGCTCATGCGTGCCTCGGCATCGCGTGCATTCTCGAATGCCTGCACAGAGGCAAATCGCACCGGCTTGTCGAAACTTCCCATGAGCGACGGCGGTGCATTCGCGATCTTTCCGCCTGCCCGCACATGGTCCCAGAGCTGCGTTACGTAGCCTTCTTGCTCTTGTTCGAGCGCCGCATTGACCATTGCGTGCTTCTGGTTCAGCCGCGCCTCGACCTTCAGGCGCAGCGGCGCATCCTTGATCTCAGCGGCCAGTTCGATGGCCTTGCCGTAATTTCCGCCAGCCTGCGTCCAGATCGCGTCGCCCTTTTCGACAACGGCAAATTCCTGTTGCGAGGCTTGAAGCCCTTCCTTCACACGCTGGCGCGTCGCTGGGTCAACATCAGCCGCTCCGGTATCGAATACCGCCTGCGCCTCTGCCACGCGCCCGTCTTTCACCAGCGCGTCAATGTTCGAGGACCAGCGCATTGTGCGGTCCTTGAGCGCGAGGCCATCAAGCGCAACCTGCCGTCTTGCGCCTTCTTCCTTGTCGATGAACCCGCTCGCCATGTGCGAGTCATTGAGCGCACGGAGGCCGTCGATCTTGGACGCATACGTCTCTGGCGAGATAGCCAGATCGCCCGCCATCGCCTCGGCCTCACCAGCCATCGCAACGAAGCCAGCCCTGACGCCATCGACCTGACGCTTGCGCTGAAGGTTGACGCTCCAGGTATCGCCTTCGGCCTGAAGCCCACGCGCCCGGATTGTCCACAGTTCGCGCGCACGGCTTGAGGAAATGGTCCCGCCAACCTCTCCGATGATCAGTTCGGATTCCTGCTTCCAGCGCTGCGGGATCGCTACGTCAGGCGTTTCCGGGTCAAGCTCGATAGCCTGCCGCGCCTTGTCCATGCGGACGCGCAGGTCAGTCTCAGCCTTCACAAGCTCCTGATCGAGATTGGCCTGCTGGATACGGCCGGCCACCTCAAGCGTGGCCTGTCCCAGCTTCTGAATGCCGCGCGCGATACCGTCATCGGCAGGCGTGCGGACGCCCTGCACAATGCGTCCGCTGGGGCGGTATTCGCCCTGCTGTTCGTAGGTTGGGATTTTAACCACTAGTTTTTCCCGCCCTGTTTGGCGGCGCACCAGCGCAGTCCGGATCGGATTCTGCTGACGGTGGATTGATCAACGCCGTAGGCAGTTGCAATCTCACTCTGCACTCTAGAATCCTGCCGAATTTGGTCGACTTGCCACGCATCCAGCTTGCCCCTCGCGCGAGCCCCGCGATGGAGCGAGCCAGCCCGCCATGCGTCATCGATGTTCTGCTGACGAGTTTTCCACGACAGATGCTGCGGATTCACGCAGCCCTCGTGACCTTTACCGCACAAGTGCGCCGCTTCTGCGCCGGGGAATGGCGGTTCGCCGTGCGCCAGAATGCACATGAGGCGATGCGCTCCGATGTGTTTACCATTGTAGTTTGCGGCGCCGTACCCATTCGTGTCTTTCCTGAATGGGTACGGCAGACACTCGTGACCCTCAAATACAACATGAGCCTCTAGGTATCGCAGCGCTGCCCCGCGCTCGGCCCGACACAAATCTGTGCTTCCGTTGTTTCGCCGCCAACGCTGATAGTGCTTTGAACATAACGACCGCGCCCAGATTTGCTGGGTGCAGCCATCAATCGAACAAGTTGCCATACAATCTTTTGGCATGGGTCTCAGCTAAACCGATACGCCCAGTCTGCAGCGCCGCTCAGAATAGTTCCCGTTCCAGCTATTGCGTCGCCGCGCGCACGGTTCCTCATCACATCGCCCATGCGGACGCCGCTCTCGCGCGTCTGGATGGCCTGCAGCTTGTCCTTGCGGGCGTCGCTTTCGGCATTCGCCATCTCAAGCAGGCTTTCCATGGACGCTTTGCGGATCGTGTCGTTGGTAAATGCGGAAGCCGTCTGGTCTGTGGAGTCGCCGCCATTGGCCGCCGCGATGGCGCGCTGGCTCGCGACGATCTCCTTGGCGCGCTTGCCGATCACATCGGACTTGTAGCTGCTTGAGGCGACCGTATCCTTGGCGCGCTGTTCTAGCTGGTCGGCCTCGAATCCGGCAGCAACGCGCTCCTGTGTTGCTGACTTGCGGCCGGCCTTTGCGCCCTCAGATACGCCATAGGCTTGCATGCCCAAGCCCGCAACAGCGGCAGCGGTGGCTACGATAGCCATTAGAGCGCTCTCATATAAACGATGTCCTGAATCCCATATTCAAGACGCTGCAGAACATCGGCCAGGTTTGTCTTGGGTTTGGCGTGCCACAGCATCACATCAGCCCCTCGCGCCCGCGCAAGGCGCTCTGTCTCTCTAATCAACCGCAACCCGGTTGATCCCTGCCGCTTGTCATCGCGAACGAAAATCACGTCGCTCTGGCACATCATCACGTCCGCATAATGCAGGTTCCGAACAATGATGTTTATGGAATAGCCGACCAATTCGTCGTCATTGAACGCGCCAAGAGCAAGCAGCGAGCCGTTCGCCTGCAGCTTCAAGTAAGTTTCTATATCCGGGTTCAGCACCATCAGCGCTTTGTTGGTCGTCAACTCTTCGCGGTGTGCCTCGAACAACCCCCACGCTTGCTCGGACCACTCGGCAGTGACCTCGATTTCGCGGATTTCAATGCCCAAGGCTGCGCCTCATCTCGTTGCTGGCGTGAGCAACAAAGCCCAGCCGCTCCAGCCATTCCCGCGAGCGTGGAACCTGCGCGTCAGGCTCAGCCCAGATTTCTCGCACGCCCGCCCGCTTTAACGCCGCGAACAGTTCCAGCGTCTTGCGGTGTATGCCGTGCGGAAACCCCGGCTTGCCGCCAAAGCTCCCCCACCAGCGTTCGTCTTCATCCACCCACACGCAGCCAATCGCGACGAGAACCCCGTCCCGCCGGCAGGCCCAGCCGAGAAGCCTTGAAGGGTGCGGGCAGTAATCCTCGACGCCCCACTCCGCAAAATGCGCGGGCGTCAGATCGTCATAGACAATCACGCAGAGCGCTCGTTGGTCTCCACATGCGGAATGAGCCCCAGCACCGTCGCAGGCCCCGCCGTGGGCATCGAAATACACACACGCGCATCCTTGTCATTGGCGCCCTGAAACGGATGGTTCACGTCGCTCGTGATCTCCTCCATCGGCGCGTCATAGCTTGCAGGGCTTGCCCCCTTCAGCGCTTCCATGTTCGTGAAATCGCGGCCGAACTTGATGGCGCCGGGCGATGAGCGATAAACCAGCATCCCGAGCCGCGCGACCTTCTTGTCCTGCGCAAGGCCAGCAGCCCCGGCCAGTCGGCCAGATTTGTACTTGCCCTCATAGAGCAGGCCCACAATCGCGTAGGTCGCCGCGTAGGTCAGTGTGATCGCCCCGCTCGCCACCGTGAACGGACCCTGCTGATAGCCATTCGTCCACGCATAGACGCTCTGGCCTTCAAGGTGCGTGAGCCCGGTAATGCTCGTGGTCGATGTGCCGGAATACTCAACCGCCGATCTCAGGCGCCAGACATCCTCCATATCTTCCCATGCTTCGGAAGACAGCTTCTCGACATAGCGAACCGTGGACCCGCCAATCGTGCGGCGAACCACGAAATAGATTGTATCCTCAACCGCCCCCGGCAGGCAGCAGACGCTCTCGTAATAGGCGCCGGGATCTACCAGCCTGCACCAGGCCACCACGCCTTCGGTCGGCTCAAACAGCAGGACCGCCATTCGCCCATCATCGCACGGCAACCAGATGCGCGGCTCGGGGTTGTATTGGACAGCGCATTCGAGGAACCCGTTCGTTGTGCCCTCGTCTCCTGCAATCGTCCGATGCAGCCGGGTCAGTTCCCCCAACTGATACTGCGCGCCCTCCAGTTCCATGCGGAACACCTTGCGGCGGGAGCGATCAATGAACGCCACCGCCTCGTCAATCACCTGTCCCTGCGCACTGGCAGAGCCACGGCGCGATCTGGGGCGGCTCTTGGCCGTCGATGGGGTAGCAAGCTCATCCAGCGCGCTAACCGATATCTCGGCTTCCCGCGCATCCATGCCGATCATCAGACGCCCGACGCCAGCCATCCAGACGGTTGATCCCCAGCCGCCTGTAACCCTGCGCGTGATTGCGTCGTCATCCTCAACGCCGACCTCGAACGCTTCGAAGTTGTCCGACTCCGAACCCCAGAAGCGATCATCCCGGCCAGCCCACAGGCGACCATCCGCCAGCGCCAGAGCCGCAGGCCAGCCTGCCGCATCCGACCAGGCGCCGAATGCCCAGTCGGTCGTCGCGGTCGTCTTGCCCACAGGGCGAAGCACATCGACCGTAGCCGAGTTGTCCGCCTCAACGCTGTGAATGCGGACAATGCCCTCGGTCGATCCGTTGGCGTGGGTCAGGGCGACCGTAGCCGTGCCACTCGTCCATGCCGTCGCGATGACGCGGTAATAGATGATCTGGTTGTCCAGATCATCGTCATAGGTCGTGTCGGTTGTGGACGAGTGCGTCTGGTACGTCACCCAGTTGAGTTCGTTACCGACACTGCGCTGAAGCACCAGAGTTCCGCTGAATACGCCCGCAATCACCAGCGTGAACTTGCGATTATCGCCCGCTCCCGAGACCCGAACCGCCTCGCTCGCCTCGCTCAGTGCATCAATCGAGGCGGTGATGTATTGGCCCTGATGGATGAGCTTGAACAATGCGCCCGCATGGCTCTCGCGGAAGATCGGAGCCGAAGATGACAGCGTTCCCTGCCCGGTCGTGCTGTTGCACGTCATCGTTGTGGTCGTGACATTGAGGTTGGCGAAGGGGCCATTCTCGGGCTGGAAGTTCCGCAGGGACCAGGATTTCTCCCCGCGCCGCTCCAGAACCCGCGTCTGCTCCGACTTCGTGGCGATCCATGCCACATCGAAGCTCTGCTCCAGTCGCAGTGTGCGCAGGACGTTTTCCTGCCACGGGGTCGGGACCAGCAAATCCCCAGCCGTCAGAACCTCGAACCCGATCAGGCTAGCCTTGCCTTCAGCGGCTCCGACATAGCCTGTATCAGGCAGGCGGAACTCGATGTAATAGGGCGAGGCTCCCGGCGTGAACGTGATGACATGCTCGCCCGGGTAAAGCGTGATGTCGGTGAAGATATCCTGCGCGCCAGCCGATGTTCCAGCCCTCATCTTGAGCGGGCGGCGCTGGACCTCGAACGAGAATGACGCCTCTGCGCTGGGGCTCGCCGTGGTCACCGTCGAACGCGCAACTGCTTCGCTGCCCGCTGTCGTGACGAAGGCGATATCTGCGCCCGTTACCGTGATGCCCATTACGGCAGCACCGAGTTGTATCCGCCCTCAGTGGTCGAAATCCACTCATAGTCCACATCGACATAGAACGGATCGCCCACATCGCTTGACCCGCCCGTAATCGGCGGATCGCCTCCGGTCGGGGGAGCGGCGGACTGATCCGACCACGCGCCAACTGTCTGCGCTGTGCCGGTGATCGTCACATAGGCCCCCGTCGCATTGTCGATGAAGCGGATCTGGTTCGCCGCAAACTCAAGCACGTAAGCCAGCGCACCCGAGCGCACGAACGGGCGCAGGACGGCCAGGCTATCGCCCTCCGTCAGCGCCTCGTCGCCATCTTCGTCCAGCTCGATCCCGCCGCCCTCTTCCGTCACAACGGCAAGGGCAGTCACATCGTCAATGAACTTCGAACCGGGAGCCTTGGCCATCTTGCCCTGCACGTAGGGGAAGACGTTCTCCATGGTCTCCGCAACGCTGCGGTAGGTCTCGTAATCAATGCGGGCGAGGCTTTCCTTGTCTACCTCGCCGCCGTTGAACGAGACGATTGCCGTATTCTGCTTAGCCATTATACCGCCGCGAGAAGCCTGCCCGCGCCTTCTCGTATTCGCCCGGCGGAATCGTCCATGAGCCGTTCTGCTGGGCGTCCCACATCTTCGCTTCCATCATCATGCGGCGCGCAGTGCGCTCCAGCAGCACCTTCTTTTCGGTCCCGGTCCCCGTCACAGGGCAGACCTTGAGCGCAAGCTGCGCTGCGAGCGCGCCGGCAAACAGTTCGGGCCACATGCCCGGCGTGTCGATCTTCGTTCCGTCCACATAGTCCAGCCAGGTCGTCTCCGAGTTTGTGAGGATGCGCCCGCCAAACTCCAGATAGTCGATCACCCCCGCCCGTGGATTGGACGAGGATGCGACCTTGACGATACGCTTGCACTGAGCAGGCTTGCCGAAGCCATAGAGCCAGCCATCAGGCGTCGGCTCCGTGGCCGTCAGCAGCGCCTTGGTCATCGCGAAGTTCCACGTATGGCCCTCCACGACTTTCTTGACTTCGCGGGTGTACGCATTCGTCAGGCGTACAACCCAGGTGGAATCGTCATCAGGCCCCGATGAGGGGGGCTCGCCCAGATGCTCCAGAGCATCGTTGATGACGTCCTGCTGGCTGCTCACTCAACCGGCTCCGGCTCTTTCGCGGGAGCCTCGGCAACAGCCTTGGGCTTGCGACCGGGCTTGTTGCGCACAACTGGCGCAGCATTCGCCACAGGCTGGCCACTGATTTCCGCCACCTTGGCGGCAGCTTCCTCAGCCGAGGAGAACAGCGCAGCCTTCTCTACATCGCGATAGAATACCGACCACTTGCGTTCGGCGCCCTTGTATTCGACCGTCCAGCCGGCCGGAAGGTCGGGAACCTCGAACACCACGGGGCCATAGATCGGGGCGGTGACAACCTGGTCGATGGTCGGCAGGCACGCGCGCACCATCAGGCGCACATACCAGCTCCAGTCCGCCGAGCGGACATCGATGAAATCTCCAGGGCGAAGGAGGCGGTCAGTCGGACCACGCGCCTGCATCTGCCCGAAATAGTCAGCGGCCAGCACATCATCCAGCGCGTGCGCGGCAGGGATCGTCGCAACATACGTTCCGAACTGCTTGCCATCGTGTTCGATTTCGAGAACGCCCTTGGTCGGGCAGCGGGTTGAATTGGCCATTGTGTCTCCGAAAATGGAGGGAGGGAGCCAAAGCCCCCTCCCAGGTTAGCGCGAGTTTTAATCGCTGTTGGTGGCCGTGAGCGCCAGCACGTTCGTCAGGTCGGCAGCGCCGGCCGTCGAGATGCCGATGACCCAGTGCAGGCCAACCGCCGTCAGGTCGTTGGCCGTGCCGTCCGCCGTGAGCATTTCGCTCGTCTCGGCCGGAATGGCAGTCGTCCAGATGCGGACAATGACGATATCGCCCTTGTGCATCCCGCGTTCCTTGCCGTCAGAGATGAACCCGGCGCCGTCAACATCAGTGGTGATGTCAACAGTATCGAGCACCCAGAGACGGAAACCGATGGAGCCGCCTTGAACCAGCGGCCCGCTCAGCCTCGAAGTAGCATAAGACATGGTGTGTTTTCCTTCTTGGCTGTGGGATTACGAGATGGACGCGGTGTCGTCGTGGACGGCGCGATAGACGCCGCGCGGCAGGACGAGCGCTGCGGTGTGGATCACCTTCACCCACGTCCCGTAACGGTCTTCCTCGTCCTCGTAGTACATGTGCGTCTGCGGCTCGCCGTCGATCTGGTGGCCGATGGCGTCGCCCGAGAAGATGTAGCACTTCGCGGTTGCCGTGCCCTTGCCGGTGAGGCCGGTATGGCGCAGCCATTTGACGCCGAGCCATTCACGATACTGGCCGAGCGGCGGGGCGCCTTCGACCAGCGGCTGGACGGCGTTGTAGTCGTTCGACGTGAACTCCGCGAACGTCTCCATCTGCAGCCACGCATTCGGCGTGACGAGGCCCCAGATGTTGCCGTTCCAGTCCACGTCCGAGTTCATCAGGTTCGAGACCCAGGTGAGGAACGTGTTCTTGGTGCCGAAATCGATGGCCGAGCCCGAGTTGATCGCGTTGGACGAGCCGTCCAGAGCGTCAATGATGGACTGGGCAATGGCCTTGTTGATCGAGGCGCGGCCTTTGCGCGCGTGCGCCGAACGGGTGTTCGCGTTGGCG